GACGAGAATGTTGCTGAGAATATCGTTTGCAACGAATACGAATTTACAGAAGAAGGGAAGCGAATATGAACTACGAAATCAACAAAGAGATTGTCTTCAGCACTGCACATATCAATGTACTTGAAAGCGCAGCGCTCCAAGATAAGTGCAGTAGGGTTAATAAGTACATAATATGCTACCCGTATGAATATGGATGGCGAATATACACACCACCGGATTTCGAGGAGACGATTAGTGCTCTTGAGAATTTTGGTGTCACGAATGTTGCGAGGCTTCTTCGTATAGCCAAGGACAATGATTGCAAATGGTTGGTCCTCGATGCGGATGGTCCGCTGCACGAAGAACTTCCACAGTATGACTGGTGACCCAGACTTGCCATGTACGGCATGTCGCATTATAAAAAGGAGAACACATGATTTATCAATGCGAATTCACAGGGCGCAAGGTTAATGCGTCCGGCTTGTTTTACCGTATCGCCGACCAAGTGATCCTAAGTAGCCACGCAAGTGCCGACGAGATTCGAGATGAACTCTACAAGAAGTACGAGCATGTGCAGTGGTTAAGGATCAATGGGGTCAGCGAGTGCGAGTTCGAGGAAATTAGGACACTAGCCGTCTCTTAAGAGGCAGGAGAATCAATATGAATCGAAAAGAGTTTTGCAAGAAATTCAATATTACTGACGAGCAGTTCGACGGGAGGCAGCCCATTGGTGGAGACCTATACCTGTCGAGGGTTATCAGCCTGCCGGAAGGATTCAATCCTACGGTTGGTGGAGACCTCGACCTGCGGAGTGCTACCAGCCTGCCGGAAGGATTCAGTCCTGCGGTTGGTGGATACCTCGACCTGCGGAGTGTTACCAGCCTGCCGGAAGGATTCAATCCTACGGTTGGTAGAAGCCTTTACCTGCACAGCGTTACCAGCCTGCCGGAAGGATTCAATCCTACGGTTGGTGGAGACCTCGACCTGCGGAGTGTTACCAGCCTGCCGGAAGGATTTAATCCTACGGTTGGTGGAGACCTATACCTGCAGGGCGACAGTCGCCATATAGGAAGCGATGTTCGACTCCTGTCTTGGCAGAACGGCAAGTACATCAAGGTTGATGGTGTCTTCTCGGAAGTCATAAGCGAGAAGTTTGGTATTCGCAAACTACGCCAGATCGACGGCAAGGTTTCGTATCTCGTAACAGACGGGGAGAACTATTCTCACGGAGAGACCATCGAGAAAGCGCGTGAGTCCCTGGCCTACAAGTTATCACCGAGGGACACCAGTGAGTTCAAGGGCCTGAAGCTAACCGACAAGCTGCCGTTCGAGAAGTGCGTTCAGTTGTACAGGTCAGTTACCGGGGCCTGCTCGATGGGCTGCCAAATGTTCGTCGAGTCCGCAGGGCATGAGAGAAAGGAGTACACGGTCAAGCAGATAATTGAGAAGACGAAAGGTCAATACGGTCACGAGAGATTGCGAAAGTTCTTTAATGTTTAGCCGTCTCTTAAGAGACAGGAGAATCAATATGAAGCTAAGTAATGAGGTGTCAAGTGAAATCGTCAGGCAAGAGATGGCGATGTTCATGACGTTCGGGTGGCCTGCAGGTGACATCGCTAGACACGTAGAGGATCTCATGAGTGGCCGACCAGTTCGAATTGTTCCAGTTGATGCTATATCTGACTGCACCAAGAAGGCATTTGAGAGCGTACTCGCAGTGCTGAGGTCCGAGGGTGCGGTAATTAGCGAAACCATGGACGACGTAGCAGTCACGTACACGCTGGAGGAGAAGTGAAGCACACGATCACCGTCATAGATGGGATGCTCACTGTAGAGGGTGGCGTCACTATTGGTGGCGTTACCATCGATATGGTGACAAGCATTCGAGACGTACTGATCTCCATGTCCGACCTGTGCAAGGCCCTTGACGGGCATGCGGCACTAGAGGATCTGGCGATTCAGGCTGAGTACAAGAAGGCGGTCGCCCTTCTGAAGTACCTGCGGGATAGTAAACAATTTTCAAAAGGAGAAGACAAATGAACATGTTCACACGATTTAAATCATTCATCACGAATCGCATCGATGCGTGCGTCAAACAACTGATTGCATCAGAGATTCAATCTCGAATCAATAGAATCGATATTGAAGAAGTCATGCGCCGTGAAGTCAGCAAGGGTCTAGATTCGGTAGCTATAGATGATGCAGTTACGAGAGCCACTGAGGACATAAACTGGTCGAGGCATATCGATTACAGAGAGCTGGCTGATAACCTATGTTTTGAATATAGCGAGCTAGCTAGATACCTTGAAGTCGACTACAGGGAGTTGGTTGAGTGTCTTGAGTTGGATAAAGAGGATATCGCAAGCAACATCGACCTGGACTATGCCGAACTGGCCGAGAGCATACACATCGACTACGACAACCTCGCTGAGCGTGTCGGAATTGACACAGACGACATTGCCAATCGGATAATGGAGTCACTTAAGGTCAGTGTATCACGACGGTAGTTTCACACAAAGGAGAATGCAAATGAAGGCGATTAATGAGTTTATAGTACATGCGACTTACTACTGCAGCACATGTGCGTCAGTAGAATTGCCAGAGGGAAAGACTACTGAAGATATTAAGGAGTGGTGGATTAAATGGGGTGTATTCCACTGCGAACTCATGGACGGTTCTAGGTTCGAGAAAGACATGGGTGTTGAGATTGAGCCTGACACGAAAAGGCCAACAGAGGTATCTATCTACGGAGTTAACGATGACGGCAGTACAAACTACGACCACGATCTGTCAGAAGAACTTGGAGTACCGTAATGGAATCAAATCAAGTTCACTTAGAAGGTGTTGAGTACTTGAATGTCGAGACGATTATGCGTGGGATTCCTTGCATGGTCGTGATCGACGAGGAAGACAATAGGATCACTGTATACGAGGACGAGGTGGTCGTCTTCGACAGGGAATATCAAGTAACAAGAAGGAGCAAGTGATGGGCACGATACAAAGATTCAAGCAGGCCATTAAGTGCGATGGCAACCTGAAGATGATACAGGACAAGAGAGATCGGCTGCTGTACGTAATCAGGAATCTGCATGAGGAGCACGAGGCGCGAAGGATATCCACGAAGGACTTTGAGATACTAGAGGATTGGGTGTACGAGAAGTTTCCGTGCAAGGTTAAGTCAAGCAAGAAGAGAAGGAGAGTCAGATGAAGAAGTATGAGATCAAGTTTGTTCGCAAGGAGATTTACATTGAGACAAGGATCGTCGAGGCTGAGTCTCGCCAGGATGCAGCAAGGATCGGAGAGGAGATACTAAAGAAATATATTATCTTTGATGGTGAAATAATGGGAAGCGATAAGTGGGTCGAGACGGTTAAGGAGGTGAGTAAAGCATGAAGTATTCAATAGACATCGCGGAGCTCACTTCGCTACTGAAGTTCATACAGAGCACTATCGAGAGTCGCAGTGTTAGTGACAGCGCAGCGGGATACTGGATCGGGTACGTTAATAGGCTTCTGGTGGACGTGCAGCAAGCTAAAAACCTGGACCATATCAAGAGGAAGCATGGGGTCAGTGTCGGAGCGATTCAAGTGGCTGTCCTTAGGTCATTGGTCGATAGTGGAAAGTGGCACGACTGCTGCGGGTGGGTGTGGGATACTCCATCTGGAACCAAGAGGGCCATGGACTCGCTGGCTCGCAAAGGTCTGGCGAGTTTCGACGGCAAGCAGTACACGCCTACTAGTCTAGGTAAAGAGATCCTTAAAACATTCAAGGAGATGTTGGTAATATGAAACTATTCCTACAAGAGAACGGCAATGATCCAGAGTGCTACGAAGGGATCTTCATAACCGAGTGCATCATAAAGGTGCTGGAGTGCCTTGAGGAGGACACGGAGTACTTACTCAGTGACACGCTGGAACTGATGGCTAAGCTCGCTGAGAACTACAACGACAGAAAGGACGAGGGGTTCGGCGGCACAGCAAGTTCCGGGCACATGAGTGTCATGATGGATCAGATGATTGCGTGTTATGGGTACGATACATTTGAATCTTACGAAAGGGACAGGAGATGAACATTCCAGTTGAGTTTCAGATACTCATGGAAGAGGCGAGAGAGGTTATGGCTAATCACATGGACGTCGGTGCTGTCTATGTGGATGAGGACAATCACGATGATGACTATCCTGTAGATGAAGACGGATACAGGTGGTATCAAGACTGGTGGAATTTACGAGAGGCACTCAGGGCTTGTGAGAACTTAACAAGGGAGATTAAGTAATGACACCAAAGGAAGCGTTTGAGGGACTGTCTGCAGTGATGAAGGTCGATGAGATGTGGCGATGGAGCGATAGCATTACTCGTATTGCCATCGGCAATAACATAATCGCGCTAACTGACAGCGAACTCACTGAGCCTATTGAGTGGGGGGAAGAGAGGAGTTATCGGAGGTATCGACCACAAAAGTGGAGAGCAGTTCGCCCAAGCGATGTGAATCCAAGGACTGACGTACTGGTTCAGTACGGCAGCGAGCCTGGCAACAATAGGGCGATGCATCGGCTTGTTGGGTGGGATCATGGAGGCCCAGTGATATGCTGCAACGGACAGTACATATCCGCGCAATCACAACACGTTCATATCCAGGAGAGCGACAATGATTAACTACAAGGCATCCGGCAACCTAGTGGCCTTTGCGCCGTACAGTGCGCTTGGTGCGCCTGACGAATTTGTACACCTAATACTTGTCGAGCAGAGAAGCGGCAGTGGCAGGTGCGCAGGGTACGTTGTGTCACTGTATACACTAGGAAGCGCAGAGTGGATCAACGGTCACTACTTCTACAGCGACCAGCGAGAAGAGGCAATGGGGTACTTCACATGGAGGCTAATGGAAGAGATGACTGTCAGGGGGCTAACGGCACACCATGACGCACTGAATATGTCCGAGAAGGCTGTCAAGTTACTTAGGGCTTACAAGGAGAATGCCAATGCGAGTACTTAAGCGTGTCGACGTTAATGTCGCAGAGGTCCAAAGCGTCCTGGACGCTCATGGACTTAGCGACTGGAGCGTCAAGGTGACCAGAAGCAAGAGGACACTTGGCCTTTGCGACTGCAGCAGCAAGTGTATCCATGTGTCGAAATACCAACCCGAAGGCGACTTGATGGATACTGTGCTGCATGAAGTCGCACACGCCCTAACACCGGGTGATGATCATGGGTTAAGGTGGCGAGCCAAGTGCCGAGAGATCGGAGCCAGGCCAGATCGAAGCGTCGAGGCTCGCGTGCATCCGAGCATAGCGTATCAGTACGAATGCTCCTGCTGCGGCAAGAAGGTAATGTCCATCAGCAAGATCAGGAAACTAATTCTTTATGTCAGCAAGTGCTGCAAGGCACCCCTCATTTTTCAGAAAGGTCCAGAGGATGCAAGTAAAGGTTCCAAGAGCAACGAAGAATCAACGTGCAGTGCTGCTGCAGTTGAAGCGTAATGGTGCATGGCGGCAAGGCCCATGGTTCTGGGGTAGCAGGCACCAGACATTCCTGATCCTCAAGTCACTACAACGAAAGGGGCTGGTTGAGCCAGTCGATGGTGAAGTAGAAAATGGTTTCGACATTACAAGTCTCGGTAAGCAATCACTGGAGGTCAGCGCTCGTGGATAATCAAGAAAGATCAATGCTAGCTGAACGATGCATCGTGTTTTATGCAGACATCACTAACTCGGAAGGTCCAATGCAATCTGACTGCCTGGACCTCTTAGTCGACATGATGCATTTCTGCAGCGATAGAGGCGTTGATTTCGAGTCGATGCTCGAGACAGCCAGGTCGCACTACGAAATGGAAATTAACCCAGTCAACGACTAAGGGTATAAGGCAAAGAGGGCTGGCGCTTAACAGGCAGATTGCCGTCCAGTTAAGAACTAGCCTGCTACGTGGCACTCATCTGCGTAGCATTCTCCCCTGAGAGGTACGGCAACGGCAGTTTTATCCGGCCTCTCTTTTTGTTGTATCTAAAATATAAGGAGCTATTGAGTGATTAATACTAAGGTGAATCGTGTTGTTGATTGGGTTAATGGCAGCCCAGTGGTGGAGGTCAATGGTGTGCTGCGACCAGTTAAGAGCGTAGTCTCTAACGGCGATAACAACATGAAGACAGCCAAGAATAACAACGAAGAGTATATGTCCTGTGGCACGTCGCTGGCTCCAGAGGAGAGTTCTGGAACTGGCAACGTATGCACGAATGCGCTGCACTGCCCAGACACATGTCTCGACCAGACAGGAAGAGGTGCAAAGCACTTTTTAGGCGACGTGATTCACGGCGCTAGAATAGCCAGGACTGTTGCGTGGTTCCAGGCTCGCGAATGGTTCCTTGACCAACAAGCAAGGGAGATCGAGAAGTTCAGTGAGAAGGCTAAGAAGCAGGGCAAGAAGCTTTGCTACAGGCCGAACATGTTTTCTGATATTAAGTGGGAGAAATACGGCGTGCCGCAAGCACACCCAGATGTTCAGTTCTATGACTACACCAAACACCCTCAGCGAGTTGGTCAAGTCCGAAAGAACTACTGGACTACATTCTCTAGAGGTGGTAAATTCGGTGACGGAACATGCATCGAGCTGCTCCAGGAAGGAAAGAATGTTGCCGTTGTGTTTGACGATGGTTACACTTCAGGGGCGAGGAACCTTCACAAGTTCAATCGGACTCTCCCAGAGGAATGGAATGGTTTCCAGGTAGTCAACGGAGATGAGACTGACCGCAGATGGGAAGATCCTCGTGGTGTTGTGATTGGGTTAAGACTCAAGGCACCATCGAAGGAGTTTCGACAGAAGGCACTTGACAGCGGCTTTGCCGTGACTGGATGGTGGTGATGAAAGGCAAGACGCTAGAACTATTTGGGATGATACAGAGATTCCTGTACTGGCTAGCACGGGAAGCTGACCTCAATACAAATGAGGATCGCGCAACAGCCAAAGAGGCGGCTGATGCAATTGACGCACAAATAGATCTGTTCATTGAAATGGAGAATCGAGATGACACTGAGAGAACTGAAGAAGATGGTCAGCAATAGGGACTTGGCAATCAAGTCCGTATGGGTGACGACATGCGGTGGAGGTAACTATCGCCTGCTTGGCTACGGCCATAAGTGGGCGAAGGTACTGCACGAGAGAAAGAGGATTCCGATATCGGTAATAACCGATGTTAGAATGTAGATGAATTACCTCACTTTGAGGAACGGCCCCGACCGAATTCGGGAAACGCCGGGAATTACCGGAAGCTAGCGGGCAGCTATCGCCCCGCAGGAGATTTAGTTATGGAATTCAGTATACCCAATACCGGATACCTTCGTGGAACGTGCGGCTGGCTTGCTAAGGGCTTAGCTGATGGCTCAGTCAAGATACATCCCGGCACTACAAAGTCAGGGAAGGGCGGCTTGTGGCTGCATTGCGAAGGGCAACAAGGCTGCCTGGCTATCTTCAACGAGTACGACCTGAGCGCAATGGACATGCCAGGCCATGATAAGTTCAGAGTTGTAGCCGAGGACTTCTGCGGATCGTTTCCACTGACTGATACATGCGAGAAGTATCTCAGGCAACTTGCAAGCGACTGGTGTGACGCCGCGAATGAGCTTCGCGAAAGCGATGGGGTCATGGATTTGCCAGAGGTTAGTATTCAGTAACCGACAACTAGCTTCAATGCGGCTACGCACAACCCTTAGATATGGAGAGATAAATGGCAAGCTTAATGAGTTATCAGACCGGCGATTTTGTTCGAGAGGCAACCGCCGAAGAGCTGGCTGAATCAATTGAGGCGGCTAAGCATGATGGCGGCAGCGGTGTAATCTCGGTCGAGATAGATGGCACAAGCGTCACATGCTACGTGATCGAGTAGTAACGAACAGTTAAACACCAAATCGAAGGAGGCACAAAATGATTGTTTACAAGATAGATGATACCGTCCTGGATCGAGACTACAGGGGCTGCGGTAAAGCCTGGGTCGCGATTGACAACGGTGAGGTTAAAGCGATCCGCTACATGAACGACTTTAACTACGAAAACCCCACAACTAAGGCTCTGGACTTTTTGAGATACTTGCGATCACAGGATCCCCGTCGCACTCAAACATTTGCAAGACGAGAGGCCAAGAGGATTGGCCTAGTGAAAACGATGGTTGAGTTCGACACAATGATTCAATCTGAAACTGAAGCGTGTAGACTCGCAGAGAGGGATGCGTTTTCTAAGTATAGGGAAGCTAGTCGCCTGGAACTGTCCCTGCTAGGTGAGGTGCGAAGTGGCATGTGCTCATGCACTGAGTTTATAGATAAAGAAGTGTTGAGTATCAAGCGGCCTGTCACTTCGTCTGGCCGCTATTCTTGCAAGGGAGAGGCAGAATGAGCAAGCTAATCAACCATTTAGGTACGCTATACATCAAGACAAGCGACGGCCTTGTCGGTGTAATTGTTGGTGAAACCAAAACCCAAATCCTGGTAAATATGGAGTGGGACAGCAACAAATCATATACTCGTTTTATGAAGGACAGCCACCGGCAGGTGGGTACTCCAACGAGGACATTCTCTTATGTTCACAGCTTAAAGGATGTGTGAAACGTAAAGCGTGAGATACTTACTTATTTAACGGAGATAGGAATGGCAACTACAACGCAAATAGCAACCTTCAAGAGGCTTGCCCGCAGGGTGCACGCACTTTGGCGAAGCCCATTTTATGGTAAGAATCCAATGGATCATCCTTATCACAGAGAACTCAAAGCATATTATAAGAGACTTAATAAAATTGAATCGGCGATGGATGCTATTGAAGAGTGTATGACTGAGGAGCAGATTGCGGATGTCGAATCTTGGGCGTATAAGAATGAACTTTTTGGGGTTCTTGGAACGTGCTGAGCGCGAGAGTCATGGCCAGTCAGTTAAACACCAGACCAACGGAGGAGCAAAATGAAGAGAATTGAGCGAGTGAGGTCGCGAGAGGCGGCAAGGGTGTGCTTAGTAGAATCGAAAAAATTACTAAAGACAGCAATGGAAAGGCTACTGGAAATCGATCCAGGTAACATTCGCCTGCGTGATGGATTTGCTTCTATTTTTGAAAGCCATGATCGCGTTTTGTTTCAAGTGGTCGACGACCAATCAGAGGAGGTGTAATGGCAATAGTATTAGTGAACGACATCGACGGAAATGCTGTGCATACAGTAGCGCACGGCGAGGTCAGCAAGGTACGGGAAATATTCTCGCCTGACCATCCAGTGCAAGGCATGATCACCGAGGCGCTAGCGACTGGTGAAGCGTGTGGCACTTACGTGATCAATGGAGATCAGTACACTACCAGAGTGGTAGTCGAAGGAGAGTGAAATGAATGGAAGTGAACGAATCGGCGCGCGAGCTGGTTGGCGATACATAGATTTAACAAGCCTATAACACACAAGGAGTCGCCTATAAGAGACACTTAGTATCCGACACTACATCAACAACGAAAGAGGCATACATGAACGTAATCGACAAGCTACCTATCAGTAAGACATACCACATCCTCGTCGCAGAAAAGGACGGGGAATTTCTCGTGATTCGTAATTGCGTGTTTGTTCCAGACGCAATTGATTCCAGGCACGCAGAGTACCATGAGGCATTACAGGCAGCCCATGAGAAGGTCAAGGGGGTCCTCAGTACCTACGAGAAGCTGGAGCCTGTAAGGCATCTGTTCAGCCAGAGGATGCGAGCCTTGGGGGTGGAGGGCGCTTTGGAGTACCGGGAGTCGCTCATGAAAAAGTTTGGAATCAAGGAAGAAAAGGAGGAACTATTAGATGATTGTCAGTAAACCTCTGGCTACAATACTGAAAGGATACTCCGACGCTACCAAGCATAAGACGGGGTGGGAATTTGTTATGACCGGGATTCATCGAGGAGTCTGGCGCAAATGCGGTCAGCCTCTCGAGCCGAAACACCAGAAGAGACTAGAACGTGATGGGCTCTCTGGTGTTCAACAATAATCATTGTTTTTTCGATGGCTGCCTTGGACTTCCATCCAGGGCAGCCGCTCATCAAGTCCTCAAGCGAGACTCCAAGCCCCCATGCGGCCCTAAGGAGTGAGCTGATTTTGTAGTCCGAGATGTTGTTTTCCAGGTCAGAAACTCTGGTATAGGTTATCGCCATGCGATTACTGAGTTCTTTCTGTGTCATACCACGAGCCAATCTGACATCGCGTATCCTACTGGCAATCCACGCCTTGGCGCTGGATATCAGTGCGATTTGCTTAGGATCAACTTCCATAACTTTTCTCCGTGTTTGACCAAAGGTGTCACAAAAATATAATACTATTCTATGCTGACAAGTAGGGAGAGACAGATGCTACTCGATTCACTTGAAGCCAACGACGAACACGATATTCGCGATCACATTCGCGATTACCTCGACCACACTGCTACTGGTCCGCACGCTATGTCTTTAGAACAGATGTGCGAAGCTCAGGTAGCAATCGCCAACGAACTGGCAGTCGAACTACTGAAGCACATCCCTGCGCATGCGGCATGGCAATCCATTATCAATATTCTACGACTACTGCCATGGAATATTGATCCAGAAAGTGCCCAGGAACCGTCCGTTTATCGGTACTTTGGTGGTCTTGAGTACTCATCAGAATGCAAAGAACAGGTGTTCAACACCATCACAATTATGTTTCATGAGGGGAGAAGTTGGGGCGACATCATCAATTTTGTCAATGAAAGCATTAAAGTCAAGTCCATTTCCTAGTAGCTTACCATAAAACAGGAGCAATATGTTTACTAATTTAAGTTATAGCGGCGTCAAGGGCACTTCAAACACCATTCAGTTGGATAATGTGCTGGTAATCACGGGCCCCAACGAATCAGGCAAGTCTGCTGCTACTGCCGCACTACAGCTTGCCGCTACAGGTCGATGCGAAATAGGAGCCATTGCATCAGCGCAGTCTAAGCTGATGAGCGGCGATGCAGCGGTAGCAACGGCCTGGGGGCGTGGCATCGAAGCTTCATGGAGTATCCGTGGAGGCAAGAAGGCGTGGGAGGACCCTGAGACACAGGGTGGACTGCCGAGCACTGTCGATGAATTCTGGTCCCTTACTGGCGCTGGAAGACTGAAGCTTATCTCGCCACCAGGGACACTTGATTCAATTGAATCGGACATCGCATCGCTCGAAGCTGACCGCAAAAGACTAAAGACTATCATCGACGCACCGACGCCGCCGACGCCTGACACGTACACTGGTCCTCCAATCCATGAGATCGAAGATCAGATCAGGGAGATCGAGCAAAAGCTTTCCAGGCACAACATGCAAGTCAGTGCCAATGCGAAACTCGAGAGCACCGAGACTGAGGCTGCCGCTCGGGTGGCTGATAAGCAGCGGCTAACCGGCATCCTTCAGGGCCTAAACACAAAGCTGTCGCACGTAAACGCTGAGCTTGAAAAAGCAAATACCCAGCTTGCCATATACCAGGAGGCGTCTAGCAAAGAGCCAAAGATTGTCTCCTCTGCTAGAGGGCGCGGTGTGCCTCTTAGGGTGGCTGTTCAGGATACAGTGCATCTTTTGGTGCAAGCTGTTCAGTGGGCTAATCCGAAGGCGGCTACCCAGGAGTGGAGTGACTTGATCTGCAGTCAGATCCCCGAGGGGGAATTGGAGCTGCCTGAATCCGCGACGTTCAAGAGCACGATCCCAGAGGCAGATGGCCTTAGGGTGTACGCAGCCTCTGGAAAGCTGAGCGAGTTGTCCAATAAGTACGCCAACGAAATCAAGCAAATCAACACAGCGCTTGACAAGATCGAGGCGGTCACGATGGCCACTGCTGGCCTGAAGCCCAGCTTCGATTGCATCTTAGACGACCAGGCTCTCTTTGCTGCACATGCGTCAATCTCGACGCTTAAGCAGCAAGTACAAGCCGCAAGCGCGTGGGATGCATATGAAGCAGCAATGAAGAAGCAGGTTGAGGCCAGGAACAAGGCGTTCATGGAACTTGAAGGCGTTGCGACAAGATTGGAGACGGCCAAGAAGCGTCTTACTGAGGAGGTTCAGAAGCTAAAAGGGCCAATTGAATCAAAGGCAAATGAGATGCTTGGTGCTGCTGGCCTCAGCAACCTCTACGTTAGCGTCAACCAGAATGGCCGTGGATGGACCTTGGATGTGTCCATTGACGACGTTGCCATTGAGTCATTGGCGCGCAGCAAGAGGTTACTGTACGGGTTGTGTCTTGTTGCAGCGATCCATGAGCTGAGTAATGCCAAGGCACCTATCCTAACGGTCGAATGTGCCGAGATGGATCACAGGACCTTCGAGAAGGCCATAGCAGCGATGAAGGTTAAACGCAAGGGTAACGTGATCCTTGAGCACTGGAGTAAGCCCGATGTGGATGTGGCGGTGATTGACCTTTCATGTGGAGTGCTGGTGTAGGTTTAGTCTCATTATTCAGATGGGTTTTTCAATGAGAGTCAAGATATTACGCAAGTACTGGAACATTGAATTCAAGGCCCTTGGTCGGCATAAGTCGAATGGGGAAAAAGTGGACGGGCTTTGCGATCCAGTCGTGGCGAAGAATAGATCGATCTGGATTGATTCAAACCTGTGCGGCAAAACAAAACTAGAGGCGGTGATTCATGAAGTGATACATGCGTGCGACCAATGCGCTATTGGGTTTGTGCATTCGGAGGACTACGTGGAGCATTTGGCTGCAGACTTAAGTCGCATACTATGGAAGCTTGGGTACAGAGATTCCGATGAATTCCAAGAACACAACAATCATAAGGGGAAATAATGAAATGAGCGAACGAGAAAAAGAAATTCAAGGTCAGCTAGAGTCGCAACGAGAGACTTGGGTAGAAACAGTCAAATTGGCAGCAGATCGCCTTGGTAGCCTGGTTGGGCCATCGGCAAGCGATGTTGATTGGTTGGCAAGTTTGGTTGGGAAATTGGCGATGCAAGCGAGCCATTACCAAATTTGGCGTAAAGCCCCTACCTTTAGGCATGGGAATATAAGCCAACGCTCCTAATGTTTTTGAAATGGGCATTGACTATACAGTAACGAGCGGTATAATTCAGACCATGAAATACAAAACTAACAACAACGTCTGCTACTCGTGCAAGTACCACGTGGTTTGGTGCCCGAAGTACAGGCGAAACGTAATCGTTGATGCGGTTGATGTGCGACTCAAGGAGATTGTTCGTCAGGTTTGCGGCGAGCGTCTTAGTGACATAATTGAAATTGAGACAATGCCCGACCATGTGCATCTTCTTGTTGAGTGCGATCCACAGTACGGAATCCATCGCCTCGTCAAGCAGATCAAGGGACGCACTAGTCGGTTGCTTCGATCAGAATTCAGGCACCTCAAGAGTCGAATGCCAACGCTTTGGACAAATAGCTATTTCGTCGCAACGGTGGGTGGTGCTCCGCTTTCGGTCATTAAGCAATATATTGAAAACCAGAGAAACGTCTAAATGAGAATCAGCTACAAATTCCGAATGTACGAGAGCAGCAAGAATCACAGGCTTCATCGCCTTGTGACTACAGCCACTCGCATTCGCAATCACTGTGTTGCTTTTCAAAAAACCCACTATCGATTGTTCAAGAAGCACTGCAATAAATTCCAGCTGATGAAGCACATTGCCAAGCTTCGCAATCGTCGCGAAGCTTGGCAAGTCGTTGGATCGCAATGTGTCCAGGCGGTCATTGAAAAACTCGACTTGACGTACCAAGCGTTTTTTAAGTGGATCAAGACGCGGGCTGGGCTGAAGCGAGGCAAGCCCAAGTTCAAGCGTTCCGCTGGGCATGGAAGCGTCACGTTCAAGCAGGCAGGTTGGGCATACCTTGGCGAAAATCGAATCCGTTTTGGTAAGTATCAGTACAAATTCATTAAATCTCGTGAGATCGAAGGCAATATCAAAACTTGCACGCTCAAGCGAGATAGCATGAATCGTTTTTGGGTAGTGTTTAGTTGTGAGAAGGAAGAGACTCAAAATCAAGTCACAGGTTCCATTCATACGGCTGGCTTTGATTTTGGACTCAAGCAATTCCTCACTTGCAGCGACGGCACTACCATTGAAAGTCCGCAGTTCTTTAAGGTTAGCATGGCTGAAATTGCCAAGTGCAACCGAGAACTGGCAAGTAAAAAGAAAGGCAGCAAGAATCGCCGAAAAGCAAAGTATCGATTGAGCAGAGCACACGAGCGAATCGCCAACCGGAGAACCGATTGGTTCTTTAAGTTGGCACATTCGTTGTGTGATAGGTTTGACATAATGTACTTTGAGACGCTTAATATCGCAGCCATGCAGAAACTTTGGGGAAGGAAGATATCCGATCTTTCGTTCGATAGTTTCTTGCAGATTCTGAAGTGGGTAGCGTACAAGCGTGGTAAAAGTACCGAGCAAATCGGACAATGGGAACCGACAACCAAAACCTGTCATCAATGCGGTCGTGTTCAAAACATGCCTCTTGATGTTCGAGTTTTTAATTGTGGTGGTTGTCATTGTTCAGTTGATCGAGATTTGAATGCTGCTTTAAATATTAAACGCCTGGGGCATCAGGCGTCAGGGCTAGGGAATGTAAGTCGCAACTCCGGTTGTGCTGTTCCTGTTTGAATCCAAGAATCCCCCGGATTTATCCGTGGGGAGTATGTCAAAGCGAACTGCGAGGGCGATTGATCGAAGAAAGATCGAAGGCCAAAGTATGACACACGGAGGCAAACGATTGTGAAAAAACACTTATGCGACGAAAAAGGCCGGTGCCATTGCCCGTCCTGGAAAAACGGTACGGCTCGAATGGTTCCCTCCTACAAGCTGGCAGTATTCGACACCTTCAAAAAAGAGCATCGCTGCAAGATGTGCGAAAAAACAGCAGAACGATGGAGAAACAATCGCATTGCGAGTCAACCCGATGCGAATAAACAGACGAGCGACTGAAATCACACAACCCTGAGAGTGAATATGGACTCACAAGAAAGCGCGACTGACAACTTAGGCTTGTCGCGTGACTATAAATTCAGCCGAGGCGACCCGGTTTTTGAGATATTCTCTTATGACTTAAAACTATATGTCGTACAGGAGAAGGTTAAGCAGTCATATGCTTACAGTCAACGTGTGACGACTGCACTGGAGCCTTACCAGGGAATCAAGTTCAGTGCGTTCGGGCAGTTCAACCAGACATTCAGGCATCACGAAGAGCGTGGCAAGCACTTACACATGTACCGAACATACAGCAGCGGTGCCATGCTTAAGCATGATGTTGCTCTATTTAAGTTAAGATTCAAAAGGCGAACCGGAATCACGCTTAGTGATCCAGAGTTCTTCATTTAAGAGAGGGGTGAATTATGAAGTTGCAAGAAATAGCCGACAAGATTAAAGACCACTTGAAGCGGTTTGAGTCAGATAAGACCATCAACGCTGCTAAAGACGGAAGGAGCATATCGCCATACTACAATGCATGGGCAACCAGATCTGGGAGGTATGTCCGTGTTACTTATGTCTCATTTCAGGGGTCGAGCAGTCTCAGCAAAGCAGAGGCGGAAGCGTACCTAGAGTGGCTTAATGCTGGGAACATCGGCAAGCACTATAAGGCGCTGTCGTTCAATGAGAGGATCAAATCCACACAGCATTCGCAACCAGCGGGCGAGAAAGGGAATCGGTAAGGGTAAAGCATGAAGAATCAAGAGCCTCAAGGCACTGCGAACGACGTTGATCCGGCTTCGGTTGATCGCGTTGTTCTGTTGCGAATAGCCGAAGCACTAGAGCGCATTGCAAACGAACTAGAAAAACACTCTCCTTCGCCACAAGGTAGGACGCCATTTCCGTGGGATAAGGTTAGCTCTCGGGTACGCAATTGCGTGCAAGAGTATTGCGAGTCGCAGCCTACGCTTATATGGCCACTGACTGCGGAACAAATCAGATCGATAGGCTGGAGTGGCATGAGAAACGTCAGTAATTTTGGCGCTGGATCATGGAAAGAAATAGAGGCAACACTGAGAGATTTAGGAATATAGTTTCGTCAATAGAACGCTACCCATCAACGGGCCGCCGCGAAACGGCTATTCGGTTCGCGTGGTCCAGGATGGAGATCACGCTTGTGTCGTGACCATGGATTACATTCCAGAGAGGATCAATGTAGCCATTAGGGACGGGAGGATCGTAAAGGTTCACGGCAATGGCTAGCTCTATAAATACCTGTAGCCCTCGAAGATGAAAGGAACATCCGATCCACTTGCATCAAAAGCGTCAAGAGCCTTACGGAATCGCTTCTTAAAAGCCTCACGGTCCTGCCTCTCCTTTTCAGTTCTAGGCTGCCCCTTAAATGGAGGCCCCCAAGGTATCTTCTTCTCGACGGGACGCATGACGATATCCTGCTCATTGAGAAGCATTTGCTGTTGCATTTGCCTCTGCATTTGCTGCTGATACATCATCTGCTGCTGCATTTGTTGCTGATATTGCCACTGCTGCATCGTATCCTCCTGAGCGCGTTGCCTCTGCCTCTCAATGATCCGCTCAAACTCAAGTGCGCTCATTGGCATATCAGATGGCGTAGGTGGCGGCCAATTCGGCCAGTGCGACGGGCTGTTATTGTAGTACGAGCCATGGTTGTAGTATTGGGCAGATGAAACGCCACAAGAGATTGCTACAATCAACAGCGACAAAGATAATCTTGCCATGACGAACTCCTTTGATTAACGGGTACTTGACTCACCTAAACTCTACCAAAAGACGCAAAAATGTCAACTCTAACAGCCGAACAAGAAGCCATTGTCTCTTGCCAGGAAAGGCACTTTAAGGTGCTTAGTGCGGCAGGTAGCGGCAAGACGACGGTTCTCACTAGCCGCATCAGCCGCTTATGCACCGATGGCGCCGAACCGGAATCCATCATGGCCATCACCTTCACCCGCAGGGCTGGTAAGGAACTAGTCGCAAGGCTGGGTGAGGAGTATCGATCTGTTACAGTGGGTACTTTTCATAGCGTTATTCTTCGAACTCTTCAAAATAATGGCACTTTTCCGAACGTGCTAACAGAAAAAGAGACAGATGACACAATTGTGAAGTGCCTAAAAAAGATAGGTAAGTACAATTTCTACAAGTCAGAAGCTGGGCAGATCAGCAAATCCCGCAAGGAGATTCGCAGTTACCGCATGCGAAGGGGAAGTGAGACTCCTATATGCAAAGCGTTCTTGTCGGAATTAGCCATAAATGGCGATACGGATTTCGATGGACTCTTGGTATCTGGCATCGCATTGGCGAGGGACGGGAAGTTCCTTTGGTGCGAGCATTTGTTCGTTGATGAGGCGCAGGACAATGAGCCGCTGCAATGGGACTTTGTGTACGAGATATCCAAGAATGCGTCTGTCATGGTTGTCGGGGATATCGGGCAGAGCCTTTATGGATTCCGTGGGGCAACCCCTGAGGAGTTCAGCGACCTTGAGTGGCCAACACTGAATATGAGTGAGTCATTTCGATTTCCAAGGAACATAGCAGACATCGCGAACCTCACGAACGCAACGCCTCTAAAGGTTGTGTCCAAGAAGCGAGAGAGAGAAGTTGTGGTTCACAAGTCTGACGATATTGTTTCACTAGTTTCCAAGCTGGTTAAAGGTGGGTGCGACTACCAGGATGTAGCAGTTTTGTGCAGATATAACAATCAGGTCTTTAAGGTCAGAGAAGCTCTAGCGTCTAAGGGCTTCCCAGTGGTGGTGCCGACAATCAAGAAGTACGGGCAATTGCATTACCTTTTAATGTACCTGGCCTCGCCGGGAAGCGTCACGGCGCGAGAGAAAGTTTCGCAGTGGATGGGCGACAAGCCAGAGATTGTTAAATACATAGCGTCTGACCTGCCGCAGCGGGCAGTTGCAGCGGCTGTCAAGGACTGGCTAACGAATGTCGGCAGGAAGGTGGACATAATCCTATCCAAGATACCAGAAAATGCGTTTTGCAGAATAGAAAGAGAGGAGATACTTAGGTACTACGCTGGAAGAACCCTCTCTGACTACAGATCCGAAGAGGCTAAGCCTGAATGGATCGCAGAGGGCGACGGGATCACTGTCGGGACTGTGCATTGGGCAAAGGGTGGAGAGTGGCCGATTGTAATCCTGCCGCACCTAAACGAAGGCGAATGGCCTCAGGGAAGAGGAAGCGACGAAGAGCTGCGAGTGTTTTATGTTGCAATAACAAGAACCATAGAGCAGCTGCATGTCATGTACAGCCAGAAACCAAGTCCCTATTTAGATTTTTTCTGATTAGTGGCTTGCCATATACCAGACACTCAATAAAATGACCGAGACGGAGCGGCAAGACTAATGGAAACTGCCAAGCAAGCTGCTTATAAAGCACAGTGGTTAGGTTAGACAGAAGGGTTAATGCCATGTCACGATTGGACACGATTAAGCGAGTCGGATTTCCAGAGGAAGAATGCCCGAAGTGTCACGGCGATTGCGACCAGTGCGAGATCTGTAAAGATACAGGGAGATTCAAGCAGGTAGTACTACCGAACTGGAGCCCTCCGATCTTGAATCCAGGTGAGGAAATGGTTGCGTATCTGGACGTTGACTATTGGTCTGGAATCGCAGTTGTTGATGCCGATGGCGACATGGTTAGTGAACTGGACTTCCCGTTTGCGACAGACTTTGCAACATCGCAGCATTTTGAAACACTTGGATTCACTGTTGAGCAGTGATCCAGTGAACTCTACGAATCGCGCAGTTCCCGAGCGTGATTCTCTCTTGGTAAAACGCAAGACCGGGAACTTGCGTGATTCGTAGGTTATGAGTATGTCAAATCAGGTTGAGAGCTTAATTCGCGGAGAGTGGAAGGCGTTCTTGCGATTGCGGAATGATGACGGCGAGCACTTGCAGTATCCAAGTGGATTTAATAAGGAAGTTGCGGAGAGTAACTACCGCGTTGGCTCAGGCAATACAGGGCACGAGGACGTAAGTTTTCTTGTATTCGAGCTGGGGTGTCGCGGGAAATGCTTTTTGCACGGATTTGAGCCTTCGTCAATGGAGTCATTTCTAAACCCAGCAGACGCATTTGGTTTTACCTTCATTAGATACGAAGACCTGATGTTTAATCACTGGTTTTGTTTCGGGGATACTGGCTGGGCAGATACAGGCTGTAGGGTTAGGCCAAGCGATAGGCTGCATTATGTCCTAACGCAAGCGAACAGTACCAGCGGGATCATTGCGGCAGAAACTGTTGGTGCAACAAAGACAGCATCGCAAGAGTTGGTTCTGCCGAGACAAGCCTCCATCAGGTCTGGCCCACGATTCACCGGGGAAAATATCGGGGCAATGATACTGGAAGGATTTAATCTCGCGGAACTGTATTGATCTATAACGGTAGTGGTCACAAAGTTACCGCCGGACGACTTTGAGCGAACCAAACACCTTACCGGCAACTTTTGTAGAACACATTGCTATGCATCCAGTCACGCTAGAGTTTAGAATTGATGAACACGGAAACTATGTCACGCGAAAGGTTGAACTTCCATTCGCACCATTTGAAGGATTAGTGATTCAATTCTTAAGATCGTCGGAGTGTACGATATTGGACGAAATGATGGTAACGGAGGTCACTTGGTGCATGGAGACTGGAGAAGTCACATTGCAAGTAGAAGTTTCGTTTGGCGAACCATGGTTTGAGATTACAAAGGAACTCATGGTCGAGCACGGCTGGTCTGCATAACAACGTCATAACCTGCGCCGCGCAGATTTAATGCGATACACTTAGCCACGAGACTTGCCATATACCAGTAGTTTAGATAAAACAATTCAAGGAGGACAAAATGCAAGAATATAAAATGGAATTAGTCGAATCCCTTCGAGCGTTAACCAGGGATGAGTACAAGGATCTCGAGGAGAACTGCCTTGAGCATGGCGTCCTAGATGAAATTAAGGTATGGAATGGATACTTGGTCGACGGTCGCCACAGGCTCAAGATAGCCAAGAAGCACAACCTTGCGACCCATACAAAAGAGATGGAGTTCGCTGATATCGAAGAGGCTCGGCTGTGGGTCCTAAAGAATCAGGTTGGCAAGAGAAACCTGTCTGAATCAGAAGTCGCATATATCCGTGGAACAATGGCCAAGATGACATCTCCAGCGGAGGTCGCTGAGGCATTCGATGTCAGCGAGCGAACTGTCTACCGAGACATCGAGATGGCTGACTCGATGGACAAGGCATCCAAGGGATTCAGGGAAAAGTGCCTGTCCGGCGAAATCATCAACAGCAAGAAAGACTGGGAGGAGTTCTCCACCCTGCAGCCACTAGAGGCATCGGCTGTCGAGCAAAGGATCAAAGAGAATCCGCATATGACACTGCGAGACGCTCTACCCAAGACAAAAAGGAACCCCAAGGCTGACGATCTAGAGGCAATCAATAAATCCAAGTACATGAGCCCTGAAGTTAAAAGACGGGTCGCCTCAGGCGTTGTAGTAGCAGATCACCAGAGCATCAAGAAACTATCCAGCCTCGCTCCAGAAAAACAGGAACTGCTCTCATCAGTCCTAGAGGACCCAGAGGTTACCAGTGTCAAGCAGGGCCTGATGATAGTCCAGGGCGAAATAAGACCAAAGTCGACATCTGAGTCACTCAGATTCGCGCTCATGTCAATCACACCGCTGTGCGAGCGGATCGAGGAGAGGCTCAGCGATCTGGACGCAGCAGGATTCAATACGGCGCAGTGCAGGGTATCACTGAAGCAATTCTTAACGCAAGCAAACTCACTCAAAGCTGAGTAACAGGAGACACGAGAGGCATGGATTGGAGATTCTCTAATAACGACATCTACGGCTCTTTCACAAGAGAACCATGGGATCATCAGATAAGATCGATTCGGCAGATATGCGACAAGTTCAGTAGCGGCATTAAATCAGTTGTTCTAGGCGCACCTACGGCCTCGGGAAAAGGCTTAATAACTACAGGATTAGTGAATCTCCTTGAAAAACAAGGCGGAAAGGTAATTATCTACAACCCTCGTCGCTTATTGACGCAACAGTCGATGGATCGCCTCATATCAGATGGCATTGAGGCAGGTGCGAGAGCAGCGTCAATGCGACACAAGGTCGATCCAAATGCGAGAATCCAGATAGCACAGATCCAGACTGACATCCAGCGAGTTATCAACCAGGAGCGATGGCAGCTATTCGATGCGAATCTAGTCATTATTGACGAAGCTCACATGCTCATGTCACCTAAGGCCCTTGAACTGATCCAGAGATACCTATCCAAAGGGGCCTACGTTCTGGGAATGTCAGGAACACCAATAGGCATGAGTGGTGCCTATAGAGATGTCGTGGTGGCTGCGACCAATTCGGAACTAAGGGCCTGTGGCGCGCACGTGCCAGCAAAGTGCTTCTCAGTGCATGAAATGGACGTAGACAAGATCAAGCCAGAAAAGACGGGCGAATACTCAGACGGCGACATCATTAAGGAATGTTGGAGCCAAGCCATCGTTGGGTACATCTACGAAGACTGGCGAAGACTCAATCCTGATGCATTACCGACCCTCTGCGCTTCACCTGGAATCGACGAGTCAGCCTGGGTTGCTGACTTATTCCTCAAGAAGGGACATCGAGTCGCTCACATTGACTGTAAGAAAGTCATCGTCAACGGAGAGACCTACGACAACGATGCCGAGGGGAAAGTCAGGAATCAAGTGCTCAACGACATGAAGGCAGGGGACTTTGACGTTCTATGTCACTGCCAAGTCGTGCAAGAGGGCATCGATATACCTAACCTAAGGCACCTAATCCTAGCCAGGCCATACGGCTCGCTGGCTAATTATGTCCAAAGCGTTGGAAGAGTAATTAGAGCATGTCCTGAATCAGGCAAGACCCACGCAGTTATACAGGATCACGGAGCCAATATGATCCGACATGGCTCTCCCAACGCTAATCGCGACTGGGAGGCCATGTTCTCCATGACCGAGAAGGAGATCGCAGAATCGCGCACACGCGACGTGCAGGAAGGTAAGGCTCCCAATCCCATTGTATGCCCAAGGTGCGGTACGGTGCGTGCTGAGGGCCTTAGATGCCCTGCCTGCGGGTTCCAGGCAGATCCAAGGACACGAATCATCGTCCAGAAGGACGGAAGGCTCGTGGAGCGCAAGATGGATCAATTCGAGCCACCTCCACCACCCAAGCCTGAAGAACTCAAGAGGCTCAGCCAGATATTCTTTTCCGTGAGGAAAAGATCAGGGAAGTCACCAACTGACGCTCAGGTACTTGCCATATATGCCAAGAGACACGGTGGATACCCACCGGACGACATGTATCACAGATGGGCCCAGGAAAGAGAACTAGCGATACAAAGGAAGCGAGCCTATGCCTAGCGTAATAACGGCAGAAGAGGTTGTTAACGATATCTGCAACGAGCTGCACGCCAGCAGGACAGCGAACGAACTACTGACAAAGCTACAATTGATCCCACAGCTTCACAAGGTCAGGGGCGTTGTACCTATTTGCGTCACGGAGGCGCGTAGAGCCTCGCAGAATATAGGCTTTCGCGCCGGACTGACGCAAGTGGTAGATGGTGAAGCGATAGCATGTGCCGTTGCCTTTGCTTCAAAAGGCACAGATCGAATCCACGAGAAGATTCATGCGTGCCTCAAGAAGCTAAAAACAACGAATAAACCAGAGCATTTCATTGTTGGGTTCGATGACTCAAATAACTTCCGAAGAAAACTCTACTCGGAATTTAAGTCAGACAGACCAAACGACCCAATCAAAGAGGAATTAAATCGCCTCAGGCCCATGGTGATACAGCACCTTAGGGATTCTGGCATGCAGGTCGAGGTACACACCGGCAGGGAGGCCGATGATGTACTGGCTAGCGTAGCCATGCAGTGCCAGATACTTGACACTGAATGCATGATGGTCACAGAGGATAAGGATTGCTGGCAGTCCTTAGGTCCTAAGACATCGATCTACTCAAGGGCTAAAGATGAGTTCTACGGGGCCAACTGGCTACTGGCGACACATAAGATCAAGCCGACGCAAGTGATTGACTGGCTCTGCATGGTAGGCAAGAACGGAGTGCAGGGAGTTTGCGGTATCGGAGTCAAGACTGCCAGTGACCTGCTGTCTTCATGCGGGACATTCATAGACACGATGCATTCGGACTTCATACCAGAAAAGATTCGGGCAACCATGAAGCAGTTTGATTATTGGACAGCAAGGAGCTTGCATACACTGGATAGGAGGTTGCCAATTGAACGAGCTTTCAGTACGCAGAGCAATGCGAATTGACTTGCAATTCATCGATGCTATAGGTGGCAGTCATGACTTAGTGGCGTGCCATATAAGCGACCCAGGAGCGATCTGCTTAGTTGCAGAGCTTGGCGGAAATATAGTAGGATACCTTTGCTCTGTATCGGATATGTGCGTACATCAGATACTCGACGTAGCAGTGGATCATAGGAAGCGAAGGCTCGGTATAGGAACCAGCTTAATCGAACATATACGGCTGATGACATGGCCATCAATGTCACTAGAGGCAGTGGTTGATGTCAGCGACACGCAGTCCGTAACATTCCTGGCGGAAAACGACTTCACGGCTGTAGATGCACCGGGCGGCAATTCAATACTGTTCAGGTCAGGCTGGAGATTCCGAAAGGCTCCACCACTTCCGTTCCGAAGAACACACAAGGAGGCTTAATGTGTCTGTGATATGCGACAGAGTCAGCGAAGTGGCCAGCCTAATGCTAAGCCGAGGAATGAGCGTCATCCCTATTGGCATGGAGACTAAAATACCCACTACGGAATGGGGCAACCTGATTGGCAACCCGCTAAGGAAGTGGAGATTCAGAGGCGTCAACATTGCAATGCTGACCGGCGCAGAAAATGGATACGTGGTCATCGACTGCGACACAAAGGAATCTTACAAGTCCTGGCTGCAGCATAGGCCAAGAACTCCACTGAGAGTAAGATCGCGCAAGGGAATGCACTTCTATTACCGGCACCCAGGCATCTACGTTAAGTCAAACTCCAAGATCGAGGCCCCTGAAGGGTTTACCTACGATGTCAAGGGAGACAAGAGCTACTGCCTAATGCCGCCAAGTATCGTCAAGGGATTTCAGTATCAAGTCTGCATTTGCACTGGCAACCTTGACGCAAAGTGGATCATGCCAGGAAACCTACCAGTGTTCAACATGGGCTGGAGACCGGAGTCAGCGGGCGTGTCTCATGCGGTTATTGGCAACCACGTTCGCAGCGCTCAGGCAGTGCTAGGCACAATCAGAGCATCCGAGGGCGAGAGAGACGTAAAAACATACCACGCCACGATGGTCTGCATCGAGGCTGGATTAAGCGAAACAGAAGCGATCCATGAAGTAATCCTATGGCATGGTCGCAATGTATCCCCACCGTGGAGTTCCCACGAGATTATCACCAAGGTTCGGCGGGTCTATCAAGAAAAGCAAAGGATTGCAAGCGCATGAGAGTGGCAGAATTATTCGAAGTCTTCGCATGGATATGCGATAGCTGCGGGACAATGAACTACGTTCATCCCGTGATTAAAGTCATCTCCGAGGAGCAGCTCAATAACGAGTACAACGCAAGATCAGAAGACGGGGGTGGCGCTATAGTCGAAACACACCCAAGCATCGTGGTGTGCCCACTGTGTAAAGAAAGCTTCCAAACAGCGCACATCCAAGAGGAACAAGACGACAATGTCTAAGAGAAAGAAACTCTACTCGACTACGGAAGGTCACACCGTGAACAGACCGCACTTTCGACCAGTTACTCAAGAACAAGCAGATGCATACGCAGCGTGTCAGAAAAACGACATAACATTTCTGACAGGACCGGCAGGATGCTCAAAGACATACACGGCAATAGCCTGTGCAATTGACTACATCCTATCCCATGAGGGAAAGAAGCTGATACTGACAAGACCGGCAGTTGAAGCCTGCGGGGAAGAAATCGGGGCAATACCTGGAGGCATCATCGAAAAGATGTCGCCATTCTTGCATCCACTGACAGACACGATCAAGGAGTACGCACCAGATCAAAAGATCGCATCAGAGATTGTCGCTATGGCGTACTTGCGCGGCAGGACGCTAAAGAACACCGTCTTAGTCGTCGATGAGGCGCAGAACGCCAATATACGACAAATGAGGCTACTGCTGACGCGAATAGGCATAGGATCCAAGCTGATCATGTGCGGCGACATTGAGCAAGCAGACATCAGAGACAGCGGCCTGTTCCGGGCTGCCACATTACTCTCTGGGATAGATGGAATCCAGCACTTTCACTTCTCCAGTATAGCCAGTAGCGTCAGGCACCCATTGATCCCATTGATCCTAGAGAGATTAGGGCCGGACTAACCACTACCGCCATTTGGTCACATTGGCCCGCTCATGCTCCTCAGCCAGATCCATAAGATCGCTGTCGCTAATGACCGGCTCTGCAGATAGATTCTGCTTGACCATGCACCAAGCGATGTATCGACGTATGCTGGTGATTATCTCACCGGCAACGGACTTGGTCACGTCTAAGGTGCTTGCTATCTCCTGAACGGAGTAACCCTTGAGCATCATGTGCGCAACCTTTCTGGATCGCTCATTGAGCATCTCGGGGGGTGTATTCAAGATGACCTTTCGGGCGTTTTCGATGCACTCAGAGTAATCAACGGCCTCATCGACGATCAGTTCAGGGGTAAACTGCTCAGCATTTGTATCCTGCTCTTTGGCGCTGGTCAGTGCAGAATTATAGATAACCCTCCAGAGGTATGTGGACAGGGCCGCCTTGGATTCATCGTAGTTCGAGAGCGACTCATAGACGGCCAGCATGACATCAGAAAACACCGTATCCATGTCAGCAAAGCTGGGCATGGGTATATTAGCAATGATACTCTGCACCCAAGAGGCCCTTGACTTAAGTACCGATTCCGCTAAACTACCATCTCTCGTCTTCTGGTATACGGCAATCGCTTGCAATTCCTCTCCAGTTGACATTTGCTTCGCACCAGTCACATAGGGACTCGGTGAAAACATCCCTCCTTTTCGACGTTTACCCATGAAAGCATTCCTTTACAATCGCGTTAGCCATAAGGACTCCAAAGCCTCTGACATCAGTATACCAGACCAAATGGTCAGGACAACCAATTATGCCACTTCGGTTATACCAGAGGCTGAGCAAGTTGTGGTTACTGATGCTGGCGTCAGCGCATGGAGCAAATCCTTTGCGGGCCGCCCAGGTGGTGGTCGCATCATCGAGCAGGTAAAGCCGGGCGACCACGTTATATGCTTGCAGATCGACCGACTATGCAGAAACCTGAGAGACTTCTGCAACTTGATGCACTTCTTCGAGGAGAAGGGTATCTTCGTGCATTTCATCAACAACCAGATCAACACGACCACAGCCTCCGGGAAGCTACAGGCGAATATCCTAGCCGCTATGGCTCAATACGCTTCTGATGTGACAAGCGAGCGAATTAGAGAAGCACTACTAATCAAGAGGCTTCAAAACTCGCAATCGTCAAACACGAAGCCAAAAGTCAAATGGATGAATAGCGAATTCGTCCTGCCTCAAAAGATCAAAACGGAGCGACCAACAGGCACGATCCGCATGTACGAACGTGTATCCACAGAGCCACAGTACGTCTCAGGGCTCGGCCTGAAGTGGCAAGGCACTGCCAATGCCAAATACGCAGAGGACCTCGCAGAGAAGCTACAGTGCCCTGTAGGGCCAGTTTACTCCGATCCTGCCATTAGCGCCTTCTCAGTGCCATTTATGGAGCGAGAGGCCGGTAAGCGGCTTATGAACGACCTGCAGCCAGGGGATGACGTCGTTATCTACCGAATGGATCGAGGGTGGCGAAATACCCTGGACGCCATGAAGACAATAGCCGAGATACAGCGAAAAGGCGCTTACGTTCACTTCGTCTGCGAGCGAATCAGGACAGACACAGGGCAGGGTAAGGAATGGATATCGCTGATGGCTTCAATTGCACAATTAGAAAGCCAGATGAAGTCTAATCGAAACAAGGAAACTGCTGCATGGTGCCAAGCAAACGGAAGGCCAAATGGACTCCCTCGCGCTGGATTCAAAATAGAACAGATTAGCGAACACCAAAAGAGACTGGCTGTCGATAAGAAGCAACTGCTTCAAGCCGGTCAGATATGGGTCATGAAGTACGAACTCGGATTGTCTACCACTCAAATCGAGGACATGATCATAGCCATCAAGGCCAGGGAACTAGGCGTCAAGGCCAATCTGACAATGCTCAAGCGATCCTATGTGCAGCGCAGGCTGAGACAGATAGACATCATGCACGAGATGATTGGCAGCAGCTTGTGGGGCAAGTGCAAACACAAGGCAAGACTCAGCCTCAAGAAGCCATTTAGCGCGGATCACCTTCGGCTGATTCATCGCTGGAAGTGGACTCACAGTCCAGTGCTCCCGTCCGCCTCAAAACCTCGAGCTTCTCGCAGTCGCGCATAGCGCGCCATCGAAATATCTCATCGAGAGTCCTGCCACAGCCAATGCATATTGTATCACATAAGATACAATTTCCAGTGCATGGGCTTCTAACCATTCAGCTTCAGCAGGAACTCATCCACGAGCTTCCTGGTCGTAGCCAGTCCGGACAGAGTCCGAAACATAGTCAGCCGCACTAGCGATCCAGACGAATTCCTGCGTCCAGTACTATGCGCAAAATAAACCCGAGACACGCTGACGCCAAAGATTGCCGCCACTTCCTTAGCTGATAGCCACTCTTCCGTTGGAGGAATACTGTCCATAAACACCTTTCTTAAAAAGAACCATTGCCTACACATTATTCCTTTTTCGATTTTTTTATTTTTTTGATACTCAATTCGGGAGCTTTCTAGTCACTGACTCCACTTGGGGAATAAATCGCATTAAAGCCACCCGAGCGATGGCAAAGCGACACTATCCCCCAGTAGAGTACAAATGACATCCCAAGAACTTCGTTTTGCGGACTTTATGTCCAGCAGCAAAACACAAGCAGACACAACTCAAACAAGCGATACTGCAGCTACAACGGTTAGCGAGGAAGTATCGCAGGTTACAACTGAAGCACTGTCGCCGGGAATAGAGACAGTAGAAGGCACGGATGCCGCTTCAGTTTTAGACCAGGGGCAGGGCCAGCCTTCAGAGGCGGCCATCAGGTTTGAAGACCTTCTCAGACAGAAGGGTATCACTGTCGATGAAGGGACTGATCCTGCAGAACTCTACGAAAGCGTCATCTCTCGCGCTTTGGCGGGTTCGCAAGCTATGTCGGAAGCAGCGCGACTCAGGGACGAGTTAGAACAGCTTAGAGCTTCTCAGAGTCAACCCGCTCAGTCTGCGGCTGCCCCTCAGGACACAACAGGACATTCTCAACCAACGGGACCAGAGACTCAATCGCAACAAATCGCGAGACGGTTCCGTGAGCTGCAGAAGTATGATCCACTACTGGAAAACTACGTCGAACGCGATGACAGTGGTTACGCCAAGCCAATTACTTCATTCGGCGCGGTGAGTATCGATGCAGCCCGTACAATCAACGAGTACGAAAGGGCATCCCGAGAGCAGGCTGACATGCTCCTACGGAACCCGATGGCAGTAGTCGAAGACAGCAAAGAGATTATCGAGAAAATCGCCGAGGAAAAGGCACAGAGAATCATCGAAGCCAGGTTTGCTGAGATGAACTCCCGAGTCGAGCAAGAGCGACAGAGTTACGTCCAGGCCGAGCAAGAGCGACAGAGCAGGCAGTCACTCCAGCAGTGGCACGAAGTAAACAAGTCTGTCCTGTTCCACTTGGACGCAAACGGCGAGCCAAAACAAGACTTCTTCGGATCCGGCGACGTTGCCTGGACTAAAGCGGGAAGCACTTTCAAGAACAAGCTTTCGCAATTGCGAACACAACTTCCCGGCGCTCCAGAAATCACACTGCGACAACTCGCACTTGAGTTCGCGACAGCAGGGACTCAACAAGCACAAGCACAAGCAGCAGTCGCCGAGCCAGCACCCGTCCTAACTCAGGCGCAGCAAAAACGACTCTTGGCTGACAACAGACAGCCAGTACCAAATCAACAAACCCCAGCGGCAGACGTTGGGCATGTATCGAAAACTCTCCCAACGCTTCGCCTGGCAAATATGGTTCGAATGAATCCAGAGAACGCCGAGCGGGTCAGCGGGTGGAGAAACTAGCGGACAACCCCATTGGTCGGCATGAGGCTGGCCAGGCAACATAACACAGTAAGGAGTATCAACCTGTGAATGCCATTGCTGAAGCGCTAGCCGCGCTCAAAGTAACGGTGCCAGCCTACTTTAAGGAAGCCACCGATCACACCATCCGAAATCGCCTTTTGCTGAAGCTCATGGAAATCCAGGGTAATGTTATCCTGAACATGAAGGCTCCAGAAATGGTCTGGGACATCGAAGTACGCGAGCCAAAGGTTCGTGCCATCACTGGCAGCGACCGTCACGTATGGGACGAAACCCAAGTTTACGAGCAACTGCGAATTTCGCACGCCGAACTAGAGTCAACCGACACTATGCGTCGTCGATTCCAAATGATCAACAGCGATTCGCCTCAAGCAATCGTTGACGAAGCTGGCAAGAAGATGGACCGCTTGGTTCGAGCGATGACTCGCAAGTTGAACGGCCAGTTCTACATCGACAACAGTGGAGCAAACTCTCAGTACATGACTGGGATCAAGAGCTTCTTGAAGGGTGACACGCCTGGCTCACCATCCACTGAGTGGATCATGAAGCCAACCGCAGGAACCACCTACGGTGGACTGTCAATCGCTCTTGGAGCCATTGGCGGGACATGGTCCAACAATATTGGATCAGGCCGTCCATGCGCCGCGCTACTTACTGACTGGCCACTTGGTTCTGGCTCCAGCGATTATGACTACAACAGTCCCAAGATCATGAACGTCTCGGCCAGCATCGGCGCATCGACAGGATGGGCAGCTAACTGCTTGAAAGCGATGCGACGAATGACTCAGTCAATCCGTCACACTGGTGGCGAAGGCGCTGCTCCTGTCGTTCAGTTGCTGTCGCAAGAATTGTACAGCGCCGTCGAGGACAGACTGGAAGAACGAGAGCGAACTCGCGTTAGCGATTACGCCTCTAATCTAGGCTTCCCTGACACGCTGACTTACGGTGGATCCTTGATCACCAGCGACTTTGACTGCCCAGCAGGTCAAGGCTTTGCGATCAACCCATCAACGTCAGCCCTGTACTCAGTACACAGCGACCTGTTCTTCACTGACACTGATTGGTCCACAGAAAGCCAGTTGAGTCAATTCCTAGTAGGCTTCTTGGGCAACTATGTCCATCAGCCCAAGTACACCGGCGCTTACTACGCAGCATAACCAGTCAATCAAGGAGCAATATACAAAATGTCTAGTTTTCACGGAAGATATGCCCTCGGGCAGAAAGTAGCGGCGGCTGACTCCGCTCAAGAACCAGGCTTGCTTGGTGACGAGCGCGATGATGTCGCAATGCGTTATGACTCAGCCAACGACATATTCTATGTCTTGAATAGTGGCCGAGTTAAGACCAAGTGGGTTAAGAATACGAGCGGTGGTGCGCTGAAGCCAGGGTCTCTGGTAACACCTGACACCTCCGGAACTCGCATGGACACCGATGTCGTTCAATGCACCACGGGCACTGCCCCATGCGGCATCGTCGATCCATTCCTAACATCCGACGTTGCAGACGACGAGCTATTCCTGATCATCACCAAGGCCAGCCGCATTGAAGGACTTGGCGGTGCGACCGTATCTAAAGGCGCAAACCTCGTGTGCGGCACCAGCGGCAAGCTGGTGGCTGGAACAGCAGGAAACATCGTGGCTCTCGAAGCAGTGGCCAACAATGTGCTATCGGACGTCTCGTGCGACTTCAGTACAGCACGACCAGCAGCCGCTGCTGGTGTAGTCCAGACTGCTAGGGTCGAGACGACCACTGCAAATGTCAATGCTGGCGCAACACTGCTACCAGCAGTACCTGGATATAAATACAGACTGCACGACCTGTCATTGATTGCGGTCGGCGGAACAACCGCAGGAATCACTGGGATACTGGTGCGTGGAACGCAATCCTCGTCACCCGTATCGCTCATGGACGCTAAGATTGCCGGTCTGGGTCGCAGTGTAGTGCTGCGAATTGGAACAGCCACCAACGGCCTAGTCCTGGCTGACGGCGCGAGCTTTGCTGCATGTGACGCAAACACTGCAATCACCATCATTAAGGATGGTGGTGACTTGACTGGCGCAACTGCAGTTCATGCGCTAATTACTTACGAACTCGTCGCAGCCTAACAACAAGGAAGTACCTCATGGCTAATGGAAAAATGAACCTGGGCGGCGCGAAGCTGAACGATTCCAATCGTGCAGACGCGAAAGTCGCCCTGTCTAAGGGAAAGGTCCAGAACGTGATTCCACGGCCATCTGGCTTCCCAAATAAGGTCGGAACAGAACCGATTGGCTCTCTGTCGTCAAGCCCGCTGAAAATGCAGGGCATGAAGGGCAACAGCTAATCACACAATCTGGGGATGGCGGCTAAATCGGTAACGAAAGCCGCTAGAGGGCGGGTGGCTCGTTGCTGCCCGCCTTTTTTTCTGGAAGAAACATGGTTTGGCCCAAGGTAGATAAACAGCACTCGCACTGCATGACGTGCGGCTTTGTCTTCAGGAATGCCGAACTAACAAGTGGACTGTGCCGAGATTGTATTATGGATCACAACGACCAAGCCAAAGGCATAATCACCAGATCCGAAAGCAGGGTCCGCACCCGCGCTGCAACGAAGCTTCTAGCAGCACTAAAAGATAAAGGCAAAGACGGACAGGCCATGCCAATGGTCATGTCCTCTTTTTTTGCCGAAGTTGGCGGGCATGAAGGCTTTGCCAAGCTGATGCATGAAGAGTTCCAAAAAGCTCTCGGCAATGGCCTATCCATCGAGGAGAAGGAATTCTACGAGCCAAGCCTCAACCTCCGAAAGGACTGGTTTGACCTGATCTCGCGACACGCCAAGGCCGCTGACGCTGATAAGCAACTCGATGTTGGATCACTGGATGAAGCGGATCTAGAGTCAATCCTCGCTAATATCGCACTCAAGGCGTTCTCGGAAGACCCAGCACTGCAAACGGCAGTCATCGCGCAAGCCGTATCAGACAGAGGCATAAGAAGGAAAGTGTTTCTGGCGTGCATCAAAGCCGACCCGTCACTTGTCACTGAGATCCTCGAAAAGGGCGGCGTCATTATCGATGCCGAGTATTCGGAAATAGAAAAATTTCCAGAAGAGAATAATACAGGGGAAGATACTGAATACGACCCCAAAGCTGACGAGTACACGGAGGAATAATGGCAGGGCTGAACTTCACTGCAGTAGAAGCAGCAGCAGCCGTAGAACTCGTCGAGCGATCCAGGATGGCCATCAGGATATTCAGGCCAACCGACAAGCAAGAGCCTTTATATGACATGCCAAGGGCCAAGTATACTTGCTGCCAAGGCGGGAACCGCGCGGGAAAAACAGTTGTACTAGCTCATGTGTTCGCTGCGATAGCGACGGACACGCCAGTAACACTAGCAGACGGACGGACAGTTGACCTCAGAGAGCCGTGGCAGAAGGGTAGATGCCTGCGAATGTATATCGTGGCATTCGACGAATCCGCCATAGGAAGAACAATACACAGAGTTCTCTTCAAGTCAGGACTATTCAAGGTCGTCACCGACCCACTGACTAAAGAGCTAAGAGCATACGACCCAGACAAAGACAAGGGGCTTAAGCCGAAGGATAGTCCGCCTCTGATACCCAAGAGATTCATTAAGAGTATCTCATGGAATGTTAAGAGCGAGAACATCTTCAATAAGGTCATTATCAAGGACCCGTCGACCGGAGAAGACCTTGCAGAGATATTCGCATTTTCAAGTCGTGGCGCACCGCAGCCTGGAGATCCGGTTGATGAAATATGGATTGACGAGCGGTGCTATATCGACGGGTATGTGGATGAAGCCAAGGCTCGACTGCTCGATAGGGATGGACGGCTCATGTGGTCGTCATGGCCTGACGAGGACAGCGAGGACTTGAAGAAATACGTGGACATGATTGACCGGGAGATCGAGGCCGGTAATCACCACATCGCCCGCAAGGTCATGCTAACAATGTCTGGCAACAGGCATTTAGGCCGGAAGGCGATAGCCGAGTTTCTTGCGGGGTGCTCGACACCAGAAGAAGCGATGGCTCGAGACAAGGGACTATTTGTCTCTGCAAACCTTAGGATGTACCCACTGTTTGATAAGTATGTTCACTCAGCAATTATTGATGATGAGGATCGTGAAGATGTGGTTAGTCGGACTCTTCGTTCTCGTGATGGGCTTCCTCCTAATACATGGACTAAATACCTTATCGTCGATCCAGGAACTTCTGCACCCGCTGCTCTTTTGTGTGCAGTCCCTCCACCGGAGTTTGGTGAATACTTCGTCCCGTATCAAGAATTTTATCCGGGAAGAGCTGATGCGGTTCAGCTCGCTCAGTTGATCAAGCGAGAGGCTCAGGATGAGAAATTCTTCAAGTTCATTATTGACCATAGGGCATCCCGACAGACGCCGATGGGTTTTGGGTGCCGGATTGTAGATGAGTACGAAAGGGCCTTCTTGCTAGCTGGCCTAACATGCTTCTCAACGAAACACAGGTTCCGCCCTGGCAGCGATGATGTCGGCGGTAGGCAAATGATTATCAACGGCTGGATGCATCCGAATCAAAAAGGGCTTCCCAGGTTAAGGATCGTGACACACAGATGCCCAAACCTTTGCGTCCAGCTAACCAAACTGAAGAAGAAAGTGATTCAAAAAGAAGCTGTCGATGAACGCAAAGCGGACGGGCAGCCAAGCGACGTAGCTGACGCGCTCGGATACTTTGCAGGATCGAAACCGTATTACTTCTTTATCAAGCCAACCATCGAGGATGCGAGCCCAGCGTATCAGCGATACATGAAAAAGTTTGGGCAAAACACGGAGAGACCAACAGTCTCAATAGGAACCTTTTACTAACGGAAAGAACATGACCCCAGAAACACAGCCAGATCACTACTCCGAAGTACCAGAAACCGGAATCCCCGTCCTCTACTGGCCAGGTGGCCGCGTTGACCCAAACGCAACTCCGCTCAACGGAATCATCCACAAGGGGTGGGATCAAGGCCAAGCTGACATCAATTTCTTCCCAGACACCGATGGGTCCGCCATGTATCAAGACGGCGTATTCCATATCGGCGACCGAAGAGTGTTTGACTCTCGAGGGAATATCAGCACTGCAGCATCTCGCAAAGGTTGTTGGGAGCCTGCCCCACTAGCGAAGCAGTACATTGAAAAACGAATCAAGGCGCTGCAGGGCAAGAAAGTCGAAGTCTAATGCAAGTCGATCTAGGCGCTCTACCAAAAATCTGGTCCGCTGCCATCAAGGCCGCAGAAGAAGCTAAGGCACCATTCAGCAAGACTGCTGAGATCTGCCAGACCTTCTTTACCGGCTCCATGGACGCAATGTGGAACGATTCATTTCGATCCAGGTTTCTTGGTGGATTACCTGCGCCTCAGTTTCGATTGACCCTTAACAAAACCTTCGAGCTTACGTCCATTGTTGGCCCGTCCCTTATGTGGGCCGATGCGGGACGGTACGCTTCAATGTATTCCGCGCTGGACATTGACCCTTCTGTGCCACTGGCGCTAAGGGGCATAGACCTGCAATCGCCCGAAGCTGCGCCAATGGCACAACAGTTCCTTATGGAGCAGGCACAAACCAGGGCCATCAATGACGCTACATGCAAGATCATGGAGCGATATCTCAATTACTCCCAGCGAGAGCAGCCTGGAGGCGGCCTGAAGGCTCAGAGCAGGCTTGCGATCCTTGATGCCCTGATTAAGGGGCGTGGAGTGATCAAGATTGACACGTACAAGCCCCATGGAGCCAACTACGAGCTTACAGGTGGCTTCAGGATCAATGTCGACGACCTGTTCATTGACCCCAATTGCAAACAAGGGGATCTCTCTGGATGCAAGTGGGTTGCCATCAAGCATTGCGATCCGCACTGGGAAGTCGAGAGACGGTTCAACTGGCCTCGCAACAGCCTTAAGGGCAAAGGCGCATCGGTAGCCTCTCGAATGGGCGCTGAAGTCAGCAAGATGAATAAGGCCCCCAGGAATGTCAATGACTTGACTGTCTGGTACGAGATATTCAGCCTATGTGGCGTTGGGACGCGATTCAATGGCTCAGGCGCGCAGGAATGGCATCAGGCGTTTGAGGATGAGGTAGGAGATGAAGCTTACCTCTGTGTATGTCCAGGTGTCAATGAATTACTGAACCTGAGAAACGATGAAGCCTCTACTATCGAGCTTTCGCAACTCAAGGCGAGAATGGATTGGCCGATCCCGTACTACAGGGATGGCAGATGGCCCGTGTGCCTCCTGGACTTCTGGGATAACCCGCAGACATGCTGGCCTATCGCCACAGTCAGCGCTGGACTTGGCCAGTTGACCATCATGAATTTAATCCTCTGCTCCATTGCAGAGAAGGCGTACAGGGACAGCCTGGACAAGATAGCCATCAGTAACGTCCTGGATAGCGACACAGTCTCTAAGATCCTCAGCCTGAGGCATGAGGTCATCTCGCTCAATCCATCAGCTGGAGAGGCCATAGACCAATTCATCTCCAGTGTTAAGAGGCAGCCGCTAAATATGGATGTCTGGCGCATGGTTGAGATCATGAGCGCCAGCTTCGATAAGGCCGTAGGATTAACCGACCTAATGTACGGCCTGAATCCTGGGGGTAAGGTTACAAGAACGGCAGCAGACGCGAATATCAAGGGCGAGGCTGTCGCAGTAAGACCGGAGTTTATGGCTTCCAGAGTGGAGGAGTGGCAGTCAGACATCGCGAACGTCGAGCGCATCGCTGCTGGTTACTCCGTAGAAGGCCCGACTCTTAAGCCTCTTCTTGGCCCATTCGGGTCAGAACTGTGGACCGAACTAATCACCAAGGCGGACCCTGATGTGTACTTCCGCGAGATGACCATCATGATCGAAGCTGGGTCCACCCGACGACCAAATAAGGCCAGAGAGGCTCAGAACATGCAACAAATGTCGGCCTTCATGCTGCCAGTGGCACAATGGTACGCAGGAACAACTGGCAATACAGAACCTCTCAACAGCTTGATTCGTGCTATCGGCAAGTCCATCGACCAGGATACCAGTTCCTGGGAGTACCCACCTGTGCAACAGCAGCAACAAGGGCCATCTGAGGAAGAGATCGCTGCGATGCAAGAAGATCGAGAGATGGCCAAGGCGAAGCAGATGGCTGCCATTGGCAAGCTACAGCTTAACAACGCAGAGAAGGCTCACAAGATGATGGTTGAAGGTATCGGTGTTGCACCTGAGCAGCTGGATGGATTTAATCCGGCTCCAGATGAAGACATGGAAGAAGATACAGGCTTCTACGAATAGGAACCCCCAGATGTTTTTCATGACGATTAACGGCACGAAGTACAGCGTCAATATTGTTGACGGACAAAAGGTCTACTTCCCGCCACTGCCTGAGTCTCTAGCTAAAAAGTTCATGAGCAAATGCCAAGATATGCTTGAGAGCCGTAAGCCGCCTGGACACAGGAGCGATACGCAGTTCCATGCTGGCAGGGGAACACTGCTTGACCAACTGGAAGGCGACGTCAACTGGACTAATCACATAGCATCCCAGGCGAGGAAGCGCGGCTACACCGTAGGGGCGAATGACGTTTACATCGGACAACTCGACGACGACAAAGGCGGGAACCCTGACGCATTCTTCAAGCCCGGAGAGGGCTTATCCGAGATGAAGCGCAGGCTTCAGAAGTCAGGCAAGGGCTGCGACATGCCGGGACTGTACGTCGCGCCGGATCCAAACAAGATACCTAAGCAAAAAGCACTCAACCCAAAAGTCACAAAGAGAATGATGGATCACTACACGAAGACTGGCGAAGCTGGGTCTATGACCAAGCAAGAGCTGAAGTCCTATGTGGAAAAGAAGCACGGAAGGCCAGTAAAACAATGAGTGTATCCAACATTATCATGAACATACCTGGCGGCGAGGAGGAGTGGTCCCCTCTCAATATAGCCTCGTGTCGGCTTTGCCTGGACGCTTCCGATATGTCGACGCTATTTACTGATACTGCGGCAACTACAGCGGTTACGGCTTCAGGTCAAACAGTAAAGGCTTGGCGCGACAAAACAGCGAACGCAACGCTATTCACCGAAGCTACTAATGCTCCGACATACACCGAAGCGGGTGGGCTAAAGTATCTCGTGTTCACTGGCAAGAGGTTAGATAGCACGCTGGATATGAGTTCGCTGAATGCCATGACTATCTGTGCTGCTGTTCGTCGAGAGGCGGGTACGGATATAATGCTGATCAATCAAAATAATGGTTCTGTCAATCCTGGGTTCTCCATGCAGTACAATACAGCTCCAGCGATTGTTGCGGGATCGAATGTCGGCACGACACGGCAGACTTCACCACAAAACGTTTCCGCACAACCCTATACCGAAATTGTTACTGGCTTTTTTCGTAGGTCTTCTGCTTTATTGCAAACCAGGATAAACGGAGTCAACGGCACAGCCACGACATCGAGCCAAGGCGCGGGCACATGGGGGAATGCGAATGTACGAATATCCGGCAGGACTTCTGACGGTATCAGAACGCTGACTGGTAACATCTACGCACTACTCTTGTTCACAGAGATTCTGGCGGGTGATGATCTGACCGCCGTAGAATCTTGGTTAGCGGCTCGCTCGGGGGTGACGCTATGACAGTCATTCCAAACCCAAGACCCATTGCTGAAGCCGTCGTAGAAGAACGGCTGGGCGATCTGTTTGACTCGGTGGAATTAGAGCCAGAACTGATTGGCGCGGTCCAGCAAGTCGCCACTGTAGACGCTCTCGGGCTAGATGTTCCATTGAATACTGAGGCGTACGTTCGAGATCGCGGCTGTAACTTCCGTCTATTGCGCAACACGGTCGGTAAGTATCTACGAGTCGCTGGCAGTTCAGGCGGCAGTTACACAGGGAACCGTGTAGAGATCGCAGGCAGCACGCTAGGCGGAACTGTGACACTACCAGTTGGCGCGGTAATTCAAGCCTGGTGTAGGATTGACTCTAGTTCTTCCTTAACAGGTGCAGCGGGTGACGTGTATTTGCATGACCAGATTTTTGGTTTTCGTACTTCCAGCGGTTTCATCAGATTCAACGTATCTACAGCCAAGATTGAAGTCGTTTCTGTTGAAACGGAAGACGGCACGTTTCAAGACCAGGAGAATCTAGCGAAAAACGTATGGTACTTGGTAACGGTTCGAGTCAAAACAGAGTTTACGATTACGTCTGCCCAAAAGATTGTATTTGGTGCGTACTATAGCGGGACGATCACGCACTATCGCGATTTTCGTATTCAGGGTGCAACGGTAGGAGGCTCCCCACTTACGTTCTATAAGAACTTCGAGAACGGCACGCCGGACGGCATGACTGAGGGCGAGACGGTTAGCTACCCAGACGCTGAAGACATTTCCAACGGTAAGGACATTATCAAACTTGGTAGCGGGGCCACTTACAAGTTGTGGAAGATCGCTCCGACTAACAATTGGGTAACTCCGCAGAACCTCGGCGCTTCCAGGCAGCTAAGCACACTCAACTACTCCTCGGCAGTTGATGCGACGGCGATAGTCCAATACTTATTTGACTCCGAGTACGATGCTTATATCGATGGGTGCTATTGCGTACTAAGTACACTGACAATAGCCAAACCTAAGAACGTGTTTCTCAAGGGTGAAGCTAACTTATCCAAGAGAATCACTAACGGTACTGTAGGCTGCCTCTATAGTGGTTCGGCAGCGGTCGACATGATCCGCATATTCTCAGAGGGCGTTACCATTCGTGGCGGCGCTCTCGAATGTCGCAACGCTGTCTACAGCAATCGAACAGACCCATACTACTGTCCGCCATCTTTGATCAAATACTGCTACTTCTACAACCTGATACAAAGCGGTGAGATTCGAGATATCGCACTGATTGGAAGCGAAACGGCGACACGAGACACCAATGGGGGGCACTTCGGTATCTCTGTTGATTGCTCGAATGACTACCCAGGTGATCCAAAGGTAGGCTTCCCAACTGGTTTTGGGGAAATGCACTACGTCAAATGTAATAACGTCAAAGGCATCTACCTTAACAGATCGTTGATGGCAAGCCTAGAGGAGCCTTATCAGTCGTACCCAGCAGCAGCCTATGGTCATGCAAGTTCAGGTGGGTTCCTCGTGTCGAGTTCCACAACAGATAGCGGAACGTCACCAACCACCTACACAATGGCCAGTTCAAATAGCTATGCGGTAGCCGCAAACGTGCGGCGATTCTTCACTATAAAGTGGGGAGCATCGAGCATACTGTCGTTCAGGATCACGATGTCCGGCAGCATTATAGATCGAATCAATGAGGCGATAGCCAATGCTGGTTATTCGCTCGATACCACACAGAGCCTAGTACCAGCCTTCAAAGCCGAATCTCTGCCAGGTGGGTCAAACCAAGCATTTCGGTTGCGGTCTAATCAGAACATGACTTCGCTAAAGGTCTTTCTGCCGTGTTTAGCGACTGCGAATCACTTTGAAAACTTCACGTCCATCGGCTGCAAGCAGGCGTGTCTGATTGACACCTGGACTTCTGGCAGGCTCTCTGGATTCCAGCAGACTGGTAACGTGCTGTCTTCCGCTGAGTACGATCTGCCATTGACAACCTTGAACGGCGCAGACGTTGATTTTAACTTTCATACGGTCGATCTGGATAAGGGTAATGACTCACTGCCAACCTATCGAACTAACAAAAAGGCTTGGGCCAACAATGGTTCACTAAATAGGCCAGGTCCAGACTCAATGGCCAGCGTGAAGCTAGGTCACGTTAACATTATTGGGCAAATTGATCCAACCACCGCGTACATGCACAATCCGAATAGCCTCTACCTGGTTGACGCTGGGACAAGTGGTGGAAAAACGGGCTTTATTCGACACCTAGAAAACGTGCTCTATCTGGCTGATCAAAAATATACAGTCACATCGTCGCACACTGACGGCTCGATTAGTGGCTTGCCCAACCTGTTCTCAAACAACTCTTCCGGCACGACAATCACCTATAACTCGGGATTCAATGTCGATAGCGGCACGGTCGATATCATCATCGAGCCTACCGATCTGGAGCTACTATCGCTCTACCTTTTGATCGGTTCGACCAACACACCCAAGAGTGTTGAAGTAAGGGTAACAGGTCCATCTCCAGGATTCTCAGCCCTAACTGTCACGCAATCGCTATTGAACTCCAGTCAGAAGTTTTTGGTTTTCGACGGGTTCAACCAAAACAATACTTCAGAAGTCAGGCTACGACTGGTCGGAGTAAAGGATAAATCGCAGACGGTCAACCTACTGGCTTTTATGGGGCGCAATAAGGTCCAATGGCCAGCAACACTTCCTTACCTTACGACAGCGGGTGGGCGCATCTGGGGTGATACGAAGACGCACGGACTATTAGTCCGAAAGCCCAACGGCTCTTTTGCGCGTATCAGCATCGACAACTCCAACAATCTGACGGTGGCAAACGAATAATGCTTCACACTATCATATTCTCAGCACCAACAGGCAGCACAGCCAGGGCTATTCCAGCCGATACTTCGATTCCATTTAGTCACTATGCGGATTACGGAATTGCTGCTACGGAAAGCGTATCGCAACTAGGCACATTCACAATCACGCTAGATGACACTGAATATACTAAGTGGTGGGTATTCCTAGGTGCTAGCAATCCAACTACCTCAGACAATAACCATGTCGTTATCGACTTGGCGCAGGGCGCGCTTACTGAGCAGTACGACACCGCAACGATGATTGATTCATTCAATCGGTTTGCAGTGACTGGCAGCGGTGTAACTCCAGACGTATATACAGCCGATATCGGGATTGCCGTATCTGGCAGCGGGAATACTCGGCTATGGGCATGGACTGTAGCAACGAAGGATTGCGTCCTGTTTCGCTCGGACGTGCCAGATGGAACTGATAGGTGGGTTATCGAATGGGACGGCCTGACTTTTTTCTTAGGTCCAACAGTCGCCTCACCGCTAGGCACTTACACGAAGCAGGGCACTGCCTCAACAGTCACGCTAGCCAAAAAGCAGATCGCAAGCAAGGACTGGCGATTTAAGCAAAGCACAAGCACCATATCGCCTCCAAGCAATCCATGGATGCCATCATGGGGCGGATTAGCAGGACATGAAGTGCTGACACTGCAAGACATGGTTCACTCAATGACCCTCAGGACGGGTGGCACCCCGTCAGAGAGACACAACGCAAGAATCGTCAAGGCTATCCAGTCTGCAATTAGGTCTCTACACACAAAGCACGGATGGAACTACTACAAGGCACAAACGCGATTCACAACGTCAGCCGAAAGGTCCATGACTATCGAATACGACCGCACTGGCGGCGCAAGCGAACGACTAGTCACAATCACCGACGGAGACAACTGGCCAGCAGACGCTGCAATGGGTGAAATCCTTATCGGAGGCAACTTCTACAAGGTACACAGAAGACTGTCCAACACGACAGCAACGCTCGAGCCAGACAGCGCCATGATGTCGGACTACGAAGGCGATGCCACCTGGAGACGCCGCGCATACACATTCGGCAGGGAAGTGCTAAAAATAGAGTACGCGCACAATATAACGAACAACAGACCGCTGACATCAATTCCATTCGCTGAGTTCAATGCATCAACATTCTCCAGCACGATCAATGGACACTCAAGATGCTTCTCATGGCAAAACCATGGCGGCAAGTTTGGCGGGTGCGAATTCATCCTGCATCCAGCGCCGACCGAAGAGGAAACAATCGAGGTTAGCGCATCAGTCCTCCCGATAACGCCATCCATACATTCCGTCACAGGAAGCAATCTAGCTGGATCGGCAAACTCAGATACAGTCACGAGTGCTGGCGCTGCGTTTCACAAGAGACTTGTTGGGTGCATCATTCGAGTCTCGAGTAACTCCACAACACCAACGGACCTTGACTCAGACAACTGGGACTTCCAGTCATTCATTATCGCAGCACCCACAGCAACGACACTTACACTCTCAGAGGCGTTGCCAGAGACAATATCAGCTAGAGGATACGCGATAAGCTCGCCAATCGACATTGAAGCTAGCGTAATGCTCGAAGCACTCGAGGACGAGGCATTCTACCAGTACACCAAGAATCACGATCACGCTAAATCCGTCATTGCTTCAGAGATGGCCAAGAAGAGCCTAAGAGAAGCAATGAGCAGGGACAGGCGGGTAGGAGACCATGCGATGGATGCTGGATCTCCATCTTGGCAAATATACAAATCAGACGCAACCAACTTACCAACGGAAGACTAACATGTCGTACACAGAAAGAACGCATCAAGTGATCCCCATTTCATTTAAGAACGGAGAGTCCGTCAGCGGGAGAATCGACCTGCGCAGCGGAGCCTTTGGGACATTCCTCATACCGACAAGCTCCCCAGTCATTGGAAAGGCAATTCAGATAACAGCAGTCGCTGGTGACCCTCCACAGTCCGCATCGGCAACATTCCCAGAGACAGACCTGCTATCAGCAGCTAAAAACGTAGCAGCCGCTGGTGCAGTGTCGCTTACATCAAGCGAGATCGCTGAAGTGGCTGCAGTTGGCCACGCAAAGATCAAGCTCAGTGGTACAGTCAATGCCGACTGCGTAATCTTCCTGATGTGGAAGTCTTAAAAGAAAATCTTTCGCAACGGGAATAATACACAGAGAGGCAGATCATTCACTCAAAAGGAATCGCAATGAAAAAGTCTTCATGCAAAACATCTGGCAAGTCCACCAAACCAAGCGGCAAGATGCCACCGTGGCTAATGAAGAAGGATGACAAGAAGAAGTCACCCACCAAGAAACCTGCCAAGTAGTAAGACCGCCAGAAGATGTCGTTCAGCGCCCCTAACATCTCCAACAAGCCAGCCATCATCACTCGGTCCTCCGAAGTGATATGGCTGCCTGCTTGGAAAACCTCAAATGGGACGCCAATACGAACATCCGGAAATAAACTCCCAATACTGCCACTGATGGAACCTGTAGCAGTGGCTGTCTTTCACATTTTCAAGTTCAAGTCGTACAGTGACAGCCAATTTAGAAACGAAATCAACTCAATAAACTCAGGCGATTGGAGAGGATGGGGCGAGGGCCAGGCGTGGATAAGTAAGATCATATCCAACGGCCTAGAGAACAGGGGGTCTGGGTTTGGTGAGACTGTCCACTATGTCGTTAGGTGCATAGACAGGGATGATGGGTGGGATGTCTTCTACCCTGAGATAGGCTTTATGGATAGCACTTACACGCTACCAGTATCGATTTCAAATAAAACAACGAAAAGAAAAATCAACTTCAGCTCAATACAGGGATTGTCCGACTGACAATAGCACCAAATGGCGAACCTATCACAAACAGCAGCAAATGTTAAACTCAAAAACCAGGGACCGTTTGGTTCTGGAGTCGCCGGTGCGACGATAACACAGGGCCAGCCATTGTACGAATCAGGCGGTCAGTTACTCCTGTGCGACAACAACGACGGAATCGATAAAGCTGTCGTTGTCGGTATATCGCTAACACCAGCAACATCTGGCGGGACAGTAATATACGCACTCCCTGGATCAAGGATAGACCTCGGTGCCACACTCACTGTCGGCGAGACATACATTCTCAGCGCTACAGCTGGTGCAATCGCACCAATCGCCGATCTTGCACCTAGTAACTACCTAACGATACTTGGCGCGGCAACGGATTCATCGACGCTAATGTTCAATCCGCTCGTAACCAACACACTCAAGCCATAAAGCAAATGGTTGACGCAGTCAATCGCCATCTTGGCGGAGGCGACATAACTCACAGGGGGCAAGTAATGTCCCCGCTGAATCAGATCCCGCTGCCGCTATGGTATTATCCAACAGCAGAGAGCTACGGAACCATTGAGGGATTGGTCGTGTCACAGGCAGAAGGTGGAGTTAACCTGATGGTGTCAAGGGCATCTCAAATAGCATCGCATTTGATTGGGTCTGCAGTCCTAGTTAAAGATCCGTCTGGGTGCATCAATGATGAAGACATTAGCGGTGTGTACTTGTGGGCACATAGGACGGTTGGCGTTAGTGGCGTGCCAGAATGGACGGCATTCAATAGGTGCTGCGCTGGCAATTAACAAAACATGCCAAAGCAATATTTAATCATGGCGGCGACTCTATAAGATGCCAACAAGATTCTGCTGCTGCGGTAGCTCTAGCTCCAGTTCCAGTTCTAGCTCTAGTTCCAGTTCCAGTTCCAGTTCCAGTTCTAGTTCCAGTTCTAGTTCCAGTTCCAGTTCCAGTTCTAGTTCTAGTTCCAGTTCTAGTTCCAGCCCTAGTTCCAGACCTAGTTCCAGCCCTAGTTCCAGTTCTAGCTCCAGTTCTAGTTCCAGTTCTAGTTCCGCGCCATGTAATTGCTGCATTGCGTGGGATGGATATACTGCCTTCCCTAACGAATTCTGCGGACCTATTTTTGACTCAATCTGTCGAGCACCTAGAGGAGTCTCAAATGATCCACCACCTGCAATGAGTCCCGAAAGAGCCTGCTCCACTATAGATAGTGATGGTAATAAGATACCAGCAAGAGTCAGAATATCCTGGACGATATTCAACGATGGATTATGCACATGGACAACACACCCAATAGATGGCGAGGACTGCCAAGCAGGTGCTCCGCCATGTAGAGCAGGGGAGTCTGACCCTTCGAGTTTCAACTGTGAGTTTGCACCAGTGCAGCAAAATTGCTTGCTTGGCCATGTGGTTGCGGCGTCTCACGGTTACGTTGGAGGCTACCCAACTGGTATAAACTTCAATAGAGACTCCACCAATATATCCATACCTCCGGGCGGAACTCTTGATATGTGGGTCGAGCTTGATTTTATTGGGTGCGGGACTGGTACAGCCGAACACTACATCGCAATGTTTGATGGGTGTCTAAAATACTTCTACGTAACCTGCCTAGAATGTGACGAGGAGCTACCTCCATGATGAAGATCCGAAAGTCACTGGCTGCATCAAAACAGGACCGCAAGGCAAGTGGATACATAGAGAGACTTCAATCGTCATCGACAGTACCTGACGACGAGTTCTTCTACATAGAGCCAGACGAGTACCTCAACATTAAGAATGAGTACCCGGACCTACCAAGCGAACCGATTAATAGCATGTCAACCAGCAGCATGGCAACCAGCGAAACTGGCATGGTTGGAACGGAACTCAAGAAGATCATATCATGGTTCCCTATCCCAAACCAACATGGATGCAAGCCATGCCAAGATCTCGAAGCTAAAATGAATAGGTGGGGGCCTGATATGTGCGAAAAACAGATGGATTACATTTGCCATCGACTAAAGGAGGCATCGCACCAAAGAGGGCTACCATTCTCCAGATTCGTGTCGGAGTTAATCGTCAAAAGAGCCATTAATAAGGCTAGAACAAAAATGGGAAGTTGCAATAGCGGAGCGAGTAATTGAACTCACCAAACAAAATGACACTCGAAAAAGCTTTCGTCATAAGCCTCAAAGACAGGCCATTGAGGCTCAAGAGCTTTCTGGATGGCCTGCCAAAATGCGATTGGCTGCCTGAAGTTGAAGTGTGGCCAGCAATCAGCGGAACGATGTGCCCACCACCTGATAACTGGAAGGCTGGTGGCGGGGCGTGGGGATGCTACAGGTCGCACATGCAAATCCTCGAGTACTGCCTCAACAACAGAATATCCTCCTACATTGTATTCGAGGATGACGCTCAGTTCCATGATGATTTCGATCAAGCCAATATATTCCTCGACAACCTACCAGACCACTGGCAGCAGGCGTACCTTGGCGGACAACTGATGCACGTCAACTCGCACCGGCCCAAGAGGATAAACGAACACGTACTTAGGCCATACAACGTAAACAGAACCCACTGCTTTGCTGTGAATAGGCCAGGAATGATTGCTATCTACCAGCACTGCTCGCACCTACCATTCGAACACTCATTCCATATTGACCACCACCTGGGAAGGTTCCATGAAGATGCAAGAAATGCAGTATACTGCCCTAACAAGTGGTACGTAGGCCAGCACGGCTTTAAGTCTGACATTTCCGGTAAAGAAGAAGGTGTCGCCTTTTTTACAAACCCAGAAAAATATGCCTCAAACGAAAAGATACCCAATAAATGCATACTGTATCGGGCTAACCCTGCATTCCGTAAGGACTGCGTACACTTCTTACACTTCGGAAACAACATTGGTGCGAATGGTATCGACATATCAATAGAAGCAGCGGCCCAAATGAAGAACCCAGCCAGGGCATTTAATTATTGGTGGGGCTTTGTCTCAAGAGAAGCTTATGAGTCAGGAAGAATACCGGCACTGTACCACCCAGAAGTGACACTGGATGAGCTTAAGGAATGCTTGCCAGATGTAGAGTGGATAGCAATTGACAGTGCAGGATCTGTGGAAGACATAGAAGAACAGGCAAAATAGAAACAATAAGGAAATAGACATGTCGTGGTACGAACATAGAGAGCACCTACCGTGGATGATGAAGAACCTCAATATAACCCTACCATACGTAGAGTGCGGTGTATTTGAAGGCCACCACATAGATCACGTTAAGTCAATCTGGGGAGGCGAGTGCATTGGAATTGACACATACAAATCTCAGTCAGATCACCAGTACCCAGACGGCAGCAATGTATCGCAATCGCACTTTGATAAAATATTCGCATCGGTCTCAGAGAGGCACAGAATAATTCGAGATGATAGTATACTGGCATCATCATCATTCCAGGACGGTAGCGTTGGCTGTGTATACTTAGACTCAAACCATGGCTACCGGCACGTCACTCAAGAACTGAACGCATGGTGGCCTAAAGTGGCAGACGGAGGGATACTGGCTGGCGACGACTTCCGGACGGGATTAAGCGAGGATAAGAGCACTTGGTTCGCAGTATCACAAGCCGTAATGGATTTCACAAAAAAAAACAACCTCGCCTTATTTAGGACATCTGACGGACTAGACTGGTACATACTAAAACGAGGTTACTATACACCAGACGAGATTGTAGTGATATCTAACTTTCATGGAAACTTCTGGCCAGACTGCATTAAAGACAACCACAGGAAATATTGCGAACACTTTGGATACACTTATGAAGCGATGTCGCTCCCCCCACCACCAGGCACTGATCCACAGTGGTCTAAAATATCCGCAATACAAAAAACATGGGACATGTATCCAGAAAAAAAAATCATATGGTGGATAGATGCTGATATCGTATTCACAAACCCAATACCTCTTCACATATGGTCACTACATGGATTCGATTTAATCGGCGGTGCATACAAAATACAAGGATTCTACGAAGGACTACTAAACACATGCTGGTTTGGAGTGCGAACTCAGCCACACATGCGAGAAGTCATTGATAGATCACTTAACTACAGAGAGTACGCTCGGCGGTATCCTCACGAAGAAGGGGCGCTGACAAAGATATTATCACCAAGAGCGAACGATAACATACTCCTCGAAGATGTCCATCACATTGCGCCATCAACATTCTGGGGGTCATACAGCCATGATTCATGGATGCAGCACATAATCGGCATGCACGGAAAGGCAAGACTCGCAATCCTAGAGGACTGCTGCGCAATGGCAAAACTCTAATCTCTCGACAGACATATGAACATCCTTGTAACTGGCGGCGCAGGATACATTGGGTCGCACACTGTGGAGCGACTAATAGACTGCGGACACAACACAACCGTGTATGACAGCCTCTGCACTGGACACAAAGAAAGCATACCACGAGGAATCTTAGCTAAAGGATGCTTAAGCGACAAAGGTAGGATCACTAAGATACTCAGGAACAACCACATTGAAGCCGTGATCCACTTTGCGGCTTTAACGAGCGTTGGCGAGTCAGTGGCCGACCCCGGAAGGTACTACTCAAACAACCTCACATTCACACTCAACCTACTGGACGCAATGCGAGAGACGGGCGTCCGCATGATTGTCTCATCCAGTTCAGCCGCTGTATATGGAACAGTAGGCTCAAGCAAAATAACAGAGACGACACGCAAGACACCTCAAAGCCCATACGGATTCACTAAGCTCGCAATAGAGCAGGCCCTGACAGATTACTCACTCGCATACGGATTCGCAGCAGCATCACTTCGGTATTTCAATGCAGTTGGAGCAAGTGAATCTGGAAGAATCGGAGAAGACCACTCGCCGGAAAGCCACCTGATCCCACTGGCACTAAAAGTCGCACTAGGACAACTGGACCATATAGACATACTAGGAGACGACTACGAGACTCACGACGGAACATGCATTAGAGACTACGTACATGTAAGCGACTTAGCCGAAGCGCACATAAATGCAATCAATGTACTTGAACCCAGTAAGCACATTCAGTTGAACCTCGGAACTGGCACTGGGCACAGTGTCCTAGAAGTGATATCGGCATGCAAGGACGTAACTGGCAATGACATCCCAACAAGAGTCGCACCAAGAAGACCCGGAGACCCTCCGCAGTTAGTAGCCGACTGCGCGCTAGCCAGGAGAGTATTAGCATGGAACCCCAGATACACATCGATAAAAGAAACAATCGAAACGGCCTGGAGATGGCACAGGGACCACCCCCATGGCTATAGAACCAGCAAGTAAATGAGCAATGCCCCAATTGAGTGCGAGCACCTCTCCGATGGCAACTGCGAGATCTTGTCGTTAATTGCTTCGCAGGCAATCAACGCAAAACAGGATACATGTCAGGCATGCCTAAGCTGCAGTAGACCCAAGAGGCTCAATGAGCACAATATCTCACTACTACCAGAGGATAAGATCGAGGCGGCTATTGAATCTATGGAGCTTGGCGGCAGCTCCATAGGCGACGATCTATCCAAGATATTTGGAGTGTTAATCAAGAAGAAGGAAGGATGCGGCTGCTCCGGTACACAAGATGCCATGAACGCAATGACCCTAGATCAGGTTAAGAACCAAAAGGAGCAAATCATCCATAAGATCCACAAGACCGCTGTGAAGATGGGCGTCCCGTGGGGGGAGACGGCAATCAGAATGGCCATCAATGCCGTAATCCTCAAGCGATCCATTTTTGACCGCTAGAACCTTGCCATATACCACACTCACACGGAGTGGCAAAACAAAAATCTTTTCAAATGAGAATAAATAGAGAGCACTTCGCTCAAGTAGTCCCCTAAACCACACAAGGAACAGTTATGTACGCTTTCGAAGCTCGCCTACCAATTGATCACGTCCTAGCAGCAATCCGCCTGGTCCGCGCTGGAGACCCGCCTCGCGGGCAATTACTAAAGCTCGCCGGGGCTGCGGTCGGCGAAATCGGTGCCCTGCTCGAAAAGGGCCCTATCTTCTCGGTTATGGAGGATAGTGACACAGAAGTTGAAATCGATGCCGCCATCAAGGAGTTGGAGTCGCTGGAGTTCTCGGCCAACACTGCGGACCCGAACTTCAACCCACTTCCATACATTCCAATCATGATCGCAATCATTCAGTGGATCATGAGTCGCCGAAAGAGTTAGCAGGTCGCTAGTTCTTATCTTTTTTGCTGTTTTTTTCGATTTAGGCTCGCCTTATATGGCGAGTGAAGGAACATTCTGTCATGGAAGACATTTATGACGGTCCTGAATTCGGTGGTCCAATTGTATCGCTCCCCCCAGACGATGTAATTGGGCCACTCTTCGTCCATGAGGCCAGTACGGTTCCAGATGCGTGGCATCGGTTCGACTGGATCAAGGAGAAGCTATGGCAAGTTGCCACCGGCAAGGATATCCGTGTAGCCGTACTGGACACTGGATACACAAAGCACGCCTTCGGGCCAGAGCCAATCGCCAAGAAGTCGTTCATCTCTGGCGAGTCAACTGAGGATCTACGGTCGGGCCACGGTAGTCACTGCATAGGTAGTGTCATGTGCCGCAGGGATACTGCAGGTAACTCGCTTGGCTTAGCGCCTGATGCAGACCTCATCGTCGGCAAGGTATTGTCTAACGGAGGTTCAGGCGGTTCTGACGGCATTGCAGCGGGCATCAGGTGGGCTGCTGATCAAGGCGCGCACATCATCAGCATGTCACTTGGTGGTGGCGGATCGTATAAGCCAACCAACGATGCTATTGACTACGCCTGGTCTAAGGGTTGTATCGTAACGGCAGCCGCTGGCAACGCAGGGTATAACGGCTCAAATACGATTGGCTGGCCAGCTAAGTACGAAAACTGCCTATGTACAGGCTCCTACGCTGAGGGCGGAAAGATATCTAACTTCAGCTCTGGCGGGCGAGAGATCGATTGGGCCTGCCCAGGGTCGAATGTCATCTCGTTCTCGAACAGCGGGAGTGGCTGGAGAACCCTCAGCGGAACCTCCATGGCAACACCCCAAGGGGCTGGTTTCCTGGCGTGCTTAATGGAGCTATGGCTGCGACAGGGGCGACCTGCCTTTAGGTCAGCCGAGGACCTAAGGAACTACTTCAAGCAAGTCCTTAAGGACGCTGGCGCTGAAGGGTTTGACGTTCGGTTTGGGTGGGGGGTTCCTGGTGACAATTTCCTGGCAGAGGCGATCCTAAAAGACTTGGATATGGGTGCTTAATATGTTTCGACTCTCAATATTATCGGTACTGCTCCTGGCGTCGACCGCCATTGCGCAGCCAGTGGCAAAAATCACTGGACCAACGCAAGTTCCGGCTGGCGAACTAACCGCCATTTCATCAACCGGCTCAGTAGGTGACAACCTGATCTGGATCAAGCCTGACGGACTGTCGGCGATCCAGGCTGGATGCGAGATGATGGATCAGCAACTGTTCTTCTCGACAACCAGAGAGGGTGTGTATGAGTTCATCCTCATAGTTGCCGACAAGTCTGCTGGCATCTCATATGCAAAACACTCAGTAAGCATCGGAAGGCCAATTACACCTGGACCACCCGTTGAGCCGCCACCACCGGCCCCAGGAAAGTGGGCCGACATGATTGGCATTAGTCGCGCAGGCGCTGATCGCGTAAACGACCCAACCACCAGGGCGGCGCTTAAGATCAGCATTAACTCGGCACTAGATGCCATCAAGAAGCAGTGCGAGGCTAGTAAGTGCCCTGGGCTGCCTCAAGCGCAGGCTGAGGTCACAAAAGCCATTGACAATGCGCTCCTAGTTCGCAGCGACCGCTTCTCTGGCTGGGACACCTGGCGCAGAAGCAACAATGCTCACATGAAGGAAAAGACAGTAACTAACATGCCAGACTACCTGGACGCCGTCCGGGCAATTGTCGCTGGCTTGTAAACACACATCACGGAAAGTCAAAATGAAAAACATCGTATCAACCATGACCCTATTGATCCTTTTCGTTGCCTTTGTAGCTCCCAATGCAATCGCCAGCGACAACGCATCGCACGCTACTAGTGCAACAAGTGGATTAGTGGTCTTCTCAGTCGCATCACCATGGAGCGACAGTGCCGTCCTGGTTCGTGGACAGCCGATTCGAAACACCGCTCGAGTGGCGTGTAGTTGCGTGCGCGGCGTAGCTAAAGTACCAGTAGTAGCGGCTAAGGCGACAGTTAAGACAGCGGTCAAGGCAACAGCCACTGTCACTAAGGCAGCCACGAAGGTCGCTACTGCTCCAGTGCGAGTAATCATCAGATCGTGCCGGTAATGCCAACGCCCGCCATCCCCTGGGCGTACCACACCTTGAGCACTACCCATGAGATGGAAGACTTCCATGCCAAACTCTAGTCATGACGAGGACAGAGAAGAATCTGTCATGCATGTATCAGACAATCGCATCATACAACTCATAGCAACCGTATACGGGCCTTACGCCTTCGGTGTGGCTAGCCTGCTAATCATCTGGTACACGATTGTGTCGCCGCAACTCGAGAGGCAGGCTGTCGACTTCGCAAGGAGCGAAAAGGTCGTAGAGGCCCAGCGAGAGATACTGCAGAGCATGACGACAATGGTGCGCGCGATAGAGCAGACGTCAACCTCCATAGAGAAGGCTTCACTTGCCAACGAGAGAATTGCCGTTTCACTTGAGAACGCCGTCAAGGTCGTGGAAAGAATCAAGTAATGCAAGAAGACGTAGTGACTCGAAAAGAGTTCGTGATAGTCTCCACAGTCAAGGTGGGGCTGATCTTCTGCTGCCTATGCGCCATAACGGCCAATAACTACATCTCCTCTAACACCAACAGAGTGATTCGGGAACACATTGAAGACACAAGAGTCAAGGTGGCACTAGAAGAGATCATGTCGGCAATTTCCGACAAGTGCGCAATTCAGTCACAAACGGAGATACAGTGTGCTACTAGATAGCTTAGTTCAAGAAACCGGGGCCATTAAAAATACAGGCTCGAGAGTGAGCGGGTGCATTAGCAGCAGTGAAGACCTGATTGTTAACATTGAGTTTGACAACATCTCAGATGTCGAGTCACTGGCTTTAGTTCTTATGAGTGGCAATAAGACACTTAGCAGGCCCGTGGAGTTGTCTCCAGGAGCACACCTAAGACTGTCCGATCAAGAGCGACAATGGGCCGAGGACAATCAGTCAAGCGTGTACCGGCTCTCGGCAACACTGAAAGATAAAACGACCAGAACTCTCCTGAAGGGGCCGGTTAATTGGCAGACAGACACAGAGAAGTCGCTGACAAGATAGAAGAGCTTCTAACGGACAATCTATCCGGATTCCCGTATGACGAGATTCGAGTCAGAGACTACGTCGACAGCGAGCCACTCAGTGAGGGGATAACAATCTCCCCAACGGGCGAGACCGAACTAACCGGAACAAACGAACGCGACGACATTGAGTACGTGACAACAATAGTCAGGTCAACACACGCACTGAACAGCGATGACCTCTCTCAAAAGTCTCACTTCAGAGACCAGCTTCGCAGGATTTTTCATCACAAGCGAATCAATATAGACAACACATGCGTCACATACAACCGCATGGAAACAGGCCAATTCGCCATCCCAGAGGCTTGGACCAGAAACAACAATAGCGTAACTGTCGTGCGAATTATGTCGACAGTTAGGGAGTCAAGGGATAATCCATAATGTCAACAGTACAATGCAACTGCGCAGCAATTGGCGCGCTAGGTAAACTCCTCACTGAAGATGGCACGTCGCCGAGAACATTCGACGCAAGTTCGTTTCGGCATGAATTCCTATACGAAACACTGGGATCGGAAAGAGGACTACAGGAGAGCAATGCCATCAACGGCACGCTCCAGCCGCTATTCACTTCAGTCAGAAACAAGCCGTATATCCCACAAGGGGCTATCGCCATGCAGGCATCGCCCATTGAATTCAGCAGATGGATACCAAGGATATTCGGTGCCGCAACAGGCAGCGACTACGTATCAAACACACTACCAGAATTCGATGTCATTGTTTACCGAGAAAACGGAATCTTCAGGTACACCGACGCTGTCGTGGCGCAAGCTGTAATCAGGGGTAAGTCAGGAAAAACTTCAGAGAGCGTCGAATTCATCGATCTGATCGTGCAACTAATCGCAAAATCAGAAACCATCACGCAAGAAGAAGATGCAGCCGGGGATTGGCCAGGCACAGAACCGGCACTTGGAACAACTAACGCATACGCTCCATATGCATTCTGGGAATCGTCACTAGAGGTAAATAACGCGGAAATTGAATACGACTCATTCACAATGGTCGTAAACAACATGGTCGACTACAGGCTCAATAACAAACAGACGCCAACATGCGTTAGGTCAATGGGTCGGTCAATTGAAATAGATTTCCAATTGCCATTTACATGCCAAGCAATGGGAGCATCCCTAACTCTCAACACGACAGCTCTCGACACGGAACTTAACTTTAACACGACGAACATGCACACGAGATTTACATTCCCAAAGTCTCGAACCGTATTCTACACGCCGACCATCCCAGGGAAGACTTACGTGCCGCTGAAGATGAAGATCAAGCCATACGCAACAAGCAGCACTGTCGGATTGGTTCAAATCGCTCAAGACTTCGCGCCGTAATATGTCAAAATCAGATCAGCAGCTCAGGGATGAAGCGGAGGCTCGCATACTTGCGGACCACCTGGAAGACCTCAAGCGGCACAATCTCATACCCAATCCAGACAGCCCAATAACGAAGCTGATCCAAGATAGGATCACATCGCTAAGGGTAGCGTCTGGCGACACGCCTGCCGATGAAGCAGATCCTTTCGAGCAAGCCGGTCGCGAACAAGAGCCTGATCCTGTTCCAGAGTACTCTGCACCAACTAATCAGCAAGAGTCAATAGCTGCACAAGATCCGCCTCTACTGCCGACACAAGCTGCACAAACGCCGCAGCCAACACCAGAGTCTATACCTACCCAGGCTGCATCAGCAACCCAAGTGGTTTTTGAGCCTGAAATCACTCAAGCAGCCCTAGAGTTACAACCAACCAATGAGCAGCCACCAACTGCACAAGTGCAATCGCCACAACAGATAACTGAACCCACATCAGTTCAACCTGCGCAAGCGCCACAGCAAGACACTAAGTTCGAGTTTAACGCACAAACTCCAATTGGTGACACAGAATTTGACGAATCCGGCCTACTAGAGCCTCGCTCGCAGCAGAGCATGGAACCACAGAGTCCATGGAGAGCCATGGATCCGGAGTTCAAAACAGCCAAACCTGACGCACAGCAGCCGCAAGGCGATAAGGCAAGCGCGCCCAAGCGAGAAAAAAGCGACAGCCGCATTCGCTTCGAGAAGTACCGAGACAAGATACGAGAGGATTACGAAAAAGGCAAAGTCAGCCAGGACGGACCACCGATCCAAGGGGAATTCCTGCAAGCGTGGCGAGACAGCATCGCGTCAATCAAGATGCCAAAGCCAATCCCCAACGCACTTGGCGGTGCTTCAACGACATTCAATAATGCGTCAGGCCAGATATCGTTTGCGGACGGAAGAACAGAATTAGAGTCAAGCACAGACGAAGCTGCCGCATCTCTCGTTAGCGTCATCAGTACACTCGCGCAGCTTTCTATAGACCTGTCCAACAGACTGAAGTCCATAGAGAGGACAATCGAGGAGGCTTCAGTTTAGATGTACTGTTCATACGGATCATTCAATTTTGAGCCATGGGAATGCTCATTAGGATCTCAGGTGTCTTTCGAAAAAAGCGCCAGAGGATATAAGACATTCCATAATCTAGTGTATACCTTCGATATTGAAGTTGTAGGTCAAGACGAGAGTTCAGTCGGATCTCGTGTCAACACGATCTTCAATGCATTTATGTACGACGGAAGAAGCTGCGGCCTAAAATACGACTCAGGAGCAGAGTCGCCACAGTGGATGCCAAATCACTCGCAAGACCCAAGGAATGTAACCGACGTACAGGTAATCGGGCATTCGTCACCGCAATCAATCAATGGTGAAGGAGTGACAGGGAAGAAATTTAACTTCACTGTCGCCAGTATGTATTTCATGGCACCAACAAACATACTGGACTACTCAGAAACAATTGCCAGGACGGGAAATGGTGGAGCGGAATACGACTGGGTAAAGAACCCAATATGGGGCCATCACCCAATCCTAAAATCCCCCACATCAATACAAGAATTCGTCCAAGAGGGACATGCTATTGGAGCCATAGGATACCCACTCCCCAATCCGCCACTATACCCAGCGCCGTTTGAAATGCTGCATCAGCGACAGGTCAGGCATATATCACCAAGACACTACCCCAAAGGTAGAGTTCACTATACGGTCACATGGAAATACGTATACAGGCTCCCAGGCTTTGACGACATCACCATGCCAAGAGTACTGCCAATACTATAACCATGACATGCGGCATCGTCGGATCACTCTGCACATTACTCGTTCAAGGTGGTAGCACGCCAAGAACATTCTCTTCTGGAAGCGAGAGATACGCAGTAATCACAGAAGGCATGAACCCGGCAATAACTTACTCCGGGATGCAGTACGGAATAGGTGAGATAGGCCAGCGAAAAGGGTACTCCACAAACATGACGTCAGCCCGCAGGGTTGACACGATCATGTACGAGGGAATGCTAATCCTCGAATGCACTCGCGGCAACCTTCAAGCGTGGCTGCCAAGGGCGTTGCATGACACTGGGACAATCGAAAGCGAATACGCACCAGAGTCATTTATGTTCGACATGATGATACGCAAAGGATCATTTAGCTACCGATACCGCGACTGCGTGGTCAACGAAATATCCGTATACGGACAAGAGAACGGCTTAATATTCCTTGCGATGCATGTACTAGCATCCAGCTTCAGCATGACCTCAGGATGGGTAAGCCCACTACCAGCAATCGACACATCAGATAACTCAATCCCATACATGCTATACGACGCAAGGGTTAATATCGGTGGAGACGCAGAGGAGACACTCCTGCAGTCAATGAACCTGTCCATCAAAAACAATCTCTACCCAGTCATGAAACAAAGTATATCGCCACAGAAATTCAGATCGCGAGGGAGAACAGTTACACTGTCTGGGAAGGCCGAGAGCCACAACAACGGGGTCGAACTTCTATTTGGCGCGCCATACTTTACAAGTGATGTTGACCTGCAAATAGGACTACTCGAACCAGACGATCCGCCAGACGCAGAATATAAAGCAAACACAGTAGTTGAGTTCAACCTCAAAGACATGCAGAATACAAAAGTCCAGCACCCCAACATTACTGGGCGAAGCTTCCTAGATGTGCCATTCCATCTTGTAGCTGGGAAGCCAGACAAAGACACAAGCGAAATAACAGTAACATTTGCATAGGTGAATCATGGATCAAAGAAAAGACAGGCTCTCACTAAAAGGCTCTGACCTGGAAAGCCTTCAGCACTGGAAGTCGCAGCCAAAGCAACCAAGGCAGCCGCACGGCACGGCAGCTCTACCTAACTACCAAAACAACGGAATGCCTGGCCCCAAAATCCAGCCACCGATTAAAGCTGCTCAGCCGCCAATGAAGCCAAAGCAAGTACCGGCAGACAGCCTGTACGGCGCGAACATGAACATGAACCTGGGAAGCCTAGAGCAGGACACCGCCCTATCAACCGACCCATACAAATTGACCGTCAATGCTGCACGTAGTAATACTCGAGTGAACCTGCCACATATCGCTGGAACATACGAAAACCCAGAAGACGCGAAAGTATCTGAACCATACATGCCAAGAATGTACGGTGGTCTTGAGGTTAGTAAAGTGCCGTTCGGTAGCCAACCGCCTGACTGGGCCAGGAAAAACTACGAAAAGAGAAATCTATCAGAAGGCGAAATCAACAACGAGTGGAACAAGGAACTATCCGCACTGCGCGGCACTGTGCCCGAGGAGCAATATAACACCTACCTCAACCGCGCGATGTCTGGCCGAACTGCAATGTCTCCACGACAAGCGACACAGTACTTCAACACTACAGATGGCCATAAAATAACACCCAAAGGCATCGCAGAGAAATACAAAATCAACGACTCAAAATGGGAAGCCAGCATAAACTGGATGAAAGAATATATCCCACAGGAGTATGTGCAAAAGTACATTAACGCAGCACACCAAGGGAAGCACGTAATGTCAGCCAGGGACGCCGTGAATTACTACAACAAAAACATAGCCACTGTCCCGAAAGGCATAGAAGAAAAGTACGGGATAGACGACAATAAATGGAAGGGAAACATCAAGTGGATGGAAGACCGTTTGCCATCAGAGTACGTCCAGAATTATGTCAACTCGGCGCACGAAGGCAAGCACACGCTATCAGCAAGAGATGCTGCTAATTACTATAATAAAAACAAAAACGCGCAATCACAAATCGCACAAGATCCAGTACTATCTGGAATGACTCGCGCTGATATCGAAATGTCGCACTCGCAAGAGCGAACTGCCGCAGGAAGCCCTGTCACAGCCTCAGGCTGGAAAGACAGACAGCAACAAAGGGTCTATGACTGGGAGAAGCAACACGGACCAATCAGCGACTGGAAGTCAGGACTGACCCCTGAGGAAGTGACGCAAAGGCAGGCTGAAATAGATGCTACAACCAAGCTGAACTACGACGCATCAGATTATATGCAGAAGACTGACATGTACGCCAATGATGCCAAGTCCCGCGCTGACCGCGCTGACCAGCAACTGTCTGAGATGCGAAGAGACGACCCAGGTACTCGATACGCACGCATCTACGGCACCCCATCAACGGAGACAAGCAGAGCTGAAGCTGGGGCCATCAACTCGCTGGCAGCAAAAGAAGCAGCAGTTAAGCAAAAGAACCTGGACGAATACAACCAACGATTCGGTCAATGGGAACAGAATCGCGATGCGAAGTACGCAGCGCAGAATGAATACCTTGGAATACAAGAACCTCGCAAGGCACAGAGCGAAATCGCTAAACTGACAGCGCAGGTTCAAAACCGACAACGTGCAGGCACACCAATCAGTCTAAAGGAACTGGTCCAGGCCAAGATCAATAGCAACGAAATGCAAGTCGACTCTGACGTGCCAAAGCTGCTCACAGCCCTGCATGGATACGACTTCTATTCGCCAGGATCCGCACCAGAATCAGAAAAAATCGACAAGCTCTACAGCGACGCCAATGCCGACTTCGACTCCTACGCACAAGGGATACGTAAGGATCGGACTGAAAGCAAAGCTAAAGCACAAGAGACCGCCCAGGCCAGAGGGCAGCGAATGGCACAACTGGTCAATAGAGGATACACACCAGCGCAAGCAGCCATGGTGGTCGACCAGAAAAAAGACCAGCAAGGCAGCAACTTAAATATCGACGAAATGGCTCGCGGGCTAGCGATGGCAGGAGTCCCAATATCCCAAGCCTACGAAATGGCATCTAAGTATTACTCAGACGAAATGTCTCGACGAGATGCAAACCAAGAACGACTCTACAAGGATCGAGCCGAATCGGAAAGAATCAAAAATGAAGAAGCAGATGCGGAACGAATGTACAAGCTAAAGGAACGTGAAGTCAAGTCCGCTGAGAATCAAGCAGCGCAACTTCACTACGAACAAACACTCAAGATGTATTCCGATCCAACGACCGGCGCTCCGCCTAAGGCAGGCACGAGAGAGGCGGCATCAGCCAATCAAGCTATCGCAGCTTACAATGCAATAAACGGAACGAACTTACCACCTATAGTGCCAGACCAGCCTGAAGCTCAACAGGCAGCAGCCGCACAGCCTACAAATGCAACTCAACCCAATCAGGCCGCACAGCCTCAGCAACAACCACTTCGCGATGCTTCGGTTAATCGTTGGGAACAAAAGATTTCCGAAACAGTCAACCCAGACCAACCAGGAGGATTCCGATCTGCAGTGCGACAACTTGGAACCACCGACCTGACAATGGACGAGAAGAAGGAGGTCCTGGCTAGAGTATTCGGGAATGAGTTCGCTGATCCAGGAGAAGCAGAAAAGAAACTCAGCGAGATATTCGATGAAGTTGTTGAAGAGGCCAAAAAAGCAGGTGAGGATGGAGCCGGAATCATAGCATCAGGAAGTGACGACGCCATGGCTGCCAGCAGAAATCACATGGAAACAAATAAGGCAGCTATCGAACTACTTAAGTCGAGCATACGGCCCGAGACATACAAGAGAATGGTGCGAGACTTACAGTCTAAACAGTTCAAAGCATACACATCCTCAGGACCGATGGCACAAAACATCCTGAACGTGCCACTAGCTTATCCAATCCTCCTAACCAACACGCTCATACAAGAAGGCATCAAGGAAGGCTGGCTAGACAGTGAGTAATCCATTATACGAAGCAGCATACGGCAACCTTCCATCTCCAAGAACTGCGGCTATTGCTGCCGCTAGAGGCTCGCGCAGAACCTCCAGCCAGCGAGAGGAAGAGCCCAACCAAGACTACAATCCAGTTGGGTCTCGCGTGACAACCAGGAAGACCGCCTACCAGCGCAATGACCCTCAGGGATTGCCAACGTCCAGGCAGAGCCAAAGCGCCATAGAATCCGCTTCTAACCCCAACGTGTTCCCTACTGCTGAGCCGACCCAAGAGAAGCCAGAAGACATGTCACTAGCTGGCAAGGCTGGCATGATGGCTCTTAACTCGGTAGCTGCAGTTGGTAATGCCCTAGACCTGCCAGGGTCAATGGCGCGAGATGTGCTTACTTGGCTTCCCGGAGGGACGACACCAAGGAACCCATTCGATCAATTGCTAGATCCGTTCGGAAGGAACTTCCAAGAGAACCGAGTCGAAGGCAGGCAGATGCTGCGAGATTGGGGCCTGGCCGACAAGAAGGAAGATACATGGGCTAACTTCGGCGCTGGACTAGCACTAGAAGTGGCTACAGACCCACTAACCTACCTTGGTTCGTTCGGCTTAACGAAGATCGGGCAAGTCTTCGCCAATATGGGCGTCAAGAAGCTGCGACCGCTCGCCAAAGAAATGGCTGAACTATCCGGAAAAGCCGGAAAGAATCCAAGCTGGGTCGGAGGGCAATTCGCCAAGGCTTCCGTTACCGGCAACAAGGTGTTCGAACATGTCAATAAGTTCACCAAATCGAGAGTAGCTACCCGTGTAGGGCAGTTCGTGGACGGCAAGCAAGTCAAGAGCGAGAGCGCCAGCAGCGCCTTCAAGTCAATCGACGAAGCGCCAACAACGGTCGCCAAGTCCAACGAATGGGCCCTCGTGGACAACGATGGCACGTTCGCGGTGTACAAGAAAGCAAAGGAGACCGACCAGTGGAAAGTTGATGCGGAAGGAACACGCGCCGCAATGAACACCCTGCAAGGCTCTGTCCTTAAGATGACACCCGCTGGCATGGAAAACAAGATCAAGGGAATCTACCAGCACCTGTACGGAAAGACCCTCTCAGAGGAACAACTAGCCGAAGCTCTAGCCAAAGACATGGCTAAGCCAATGCGCAGCCTGGTCAGTGTCGGTCTGCCACTCTCAAGACCAGCCTACGAGAAGACCCTCGCCAATCCAGACACCCGCTGGGATGACTGGATGAAGAAGCAGCCTGACGCCCCAGAAAGACCAACCCCTCCACAGCCACCAACGCCGCCTGCGTCACAAGCTGGAGACACGCCATCGACGCCTATTGACCCACAAGGGCCAAACAAACCACAAGGGCCGACCCCTGCCGCCATCACCCCAGATGCCCCGCAAGGCCCTTCCATTCCAGAGGCCCAAACGGGTCAATTTGCGCCTCAACCGAACCCGCTACTGAACAAAAGTACAGTAAAGCCACCTAAGACCATCAAGGTCGATGACGCAGTGGCCAAGGAAGCGCTGATTAAGTCCGGGCTAAGTGACACAGAAGTCGCTTCTATCGCGTCTTCCGGCCCTAAGGCACTACAAGGAAGACTCGGTGCCATGGGGCTTATTGACGCTAAGGGCAAGCTGGTACAAAGCAATGTAGGCCCAGAAGCCACCAGGACGCTCTATGAGGCCGTTAGGCTGTTTAAGGAGCCAGAAGCCATAGTTAAGAACTTCGCGATTCTGGAGGCAATCTCGCGAACCTGGAGTGCCATACATGGCAATATCGATCCTGATGAGTACTTTAGGACTCTTAAGGTGCAATCAGTGGATCTGGCTGATGAGAGTATCCTGGCTCAGTACAGGATGAACTTTGATATTAAGGAGCGACTCGTGGGGGCGGCATCCCAGGAGGCGAACGCCGGGAGCTTCTTCCATGAGATCGGGCATGACATCGAGAAGATGTTTGAGGGCACGCCGTATCTGCAGGATATGACCGATGCGATCAATCAGAGACTAGGCCCGGACGCCCCGATGTTTAAGCCAGGCAGCGGTAAGTGGAATACGCAGGCAAGCGAAGCATTCGCAGATGGATTCCAGGAGTTCGCAAATCGCGAACAAGCTGAACCTGGATTCTGGGAACACGTCAAGAATCTGTTGAGCAATATCGCCAAGTCCATCACCGGCAAGAGCAAGGAGGAGAATAAGCTAAGGAGGTTCTTTGAGGATATCACCAAGCCGCAGAAGGCTGCCGCAGATGAGGCAACTGGTGGAGCGGGCAATCCTTCAAAGATGGATAACTGGAAACGTGAGTACCAGAAGTCCGCCGAGAAGTACACAAAACCACAGCCTGAAAATATACCAGATCCGGTATCAACCAATCCGGACACGATCCGGACAAATCCGGACACGATCCGGACAAATCCGGACACGATCCGGACAGAGGCTACCACCCAGGAGTCTGCGGCGCTGGATATAATTAAACCGGAGGATGAACAGCCAGCAAAATTCGCATCCAGGCTTAAAACGCAAGGAGTATCTAGCGAAAACTCCAGCGTCATAGCAGATGCGGTTAATAGAATTGAATCCGGCGTAGATGACGATATAGAATACGGCGGAGGTAGCGTCTGGCTAGAAGAACTCGATACAGACAAACTAACAGCAACACAATCACACCGATCCGGACAACCGATCAAAGATAGTAAATACCCCATCTTAGTCCTAAAGGACGGCGACAAATACTTCATCCAAGACGGCCACCACAGGTGGGATGGTGCAGGCAAAAAAATTAACGCTGTGGTCTACACGCCAAGAACGGACGGCAAGACAGTATTTCACAGTCAACCACTAATCATTAGCCAGGACATGACCCAGGCAACTACTGCCACCACCAAACAAACTGCTACCGCAGCAACTGAAGCACAAACACCGCTGCAGTCGCTACGAAAGGCCATCAAGGAGCGATACAACAACGAAGCAAATGCAGACGAAATAGCCGACAACTACGAAGCAATCGTAAGGGCTCTTGCGGATGCCGCAGACCAAAAACCAGACGACTACCTGCGTGCAGAGTTCTCCAGCACAAGCTACGAAGATTTTCTGAAAACCCAAGAGGAAGGCGACTTACTACAAGAAAGCGCCGCAGTCGCTAGCGCAGGCCCAGGAGAATTAACCGAGGCAGCAAAGGAATGGCGAGAAAAGGGCGTCTTATCAAAGTACTTCAAGAGGTGGTTCGGCGACTGGGAGAACGATCCAACTGACGCAAGTAAGGTTGTTGATAAAGATGGTAAGCCGTTAGTTGTTTACCACGGAACCAGAGAAGTAATTCAGTTCAATGAATTCAACAACCCTTATGCGGATGATGTCGCAGGAAACTGGCACATGTTTTCCGAATCTCCAGAATACTCTGGAGAGTTTACCGCTGGCAAGGGAAGAATATACCCTGTTTATCTTGACATTAAAAATCCACTTGACCTAACTGAACTCCCTCGAACCCGTGGCGATGTACGCAACAAGCTGGCAAATGTACTAAAAAAACTGGACTTCAGTGACGAGCTAATAAAGTCTCTCCCTCACGAAAGAGACTTATTTCAATACATTAACCGCCAAGGGTTTCGTAATAAGCTAAAAAATCAGGCTCAACTGCTCGGGTACGACGGCATAAAAATGCCAGACATAACGTGGGATTGGGATGGAAATGAAATCAAATCAACCACATGGGTTGCTTTTGATTCACCCCAAATCAAATCAGCCACAGCAAACAAAGGCACGTTTGACGCTACGAATCCGAATATCCTGTTTCAATCTGAAGCAGAAGACTTCTACTACAAAACGGATCGCATGCTCAAGGAAGGGAAAGTAGGAGGGAAGATCGGCAAGGATCAATTCTTAGCTACAGCCAAGAAATATGGAGTCAAGGACGACGAGATCGAGGATCTAGATATCGAAGGACTATTCTCTGACGGGAAACCAAAAACCAAGCAAGAAATCCAAGAATGGGTCGATGAGCACAAGGTCAAGATCAAGGATGTAACGCTTGGAGATGACAGTTCAATCGCCCAGGAACTCGACAGACTATACACCGAGCATCAACAAAAAACCAACGCCTTAGAAAGCGACTTAGTTAACGAAATACTCAACACAAACCATAACCCACTAAGCTTAAAGATAGTCGCCAAAAGAGCCAAAAGCGATGGCGACCTTCGCGTCTCAATATCGGGCGAAGAAGACCTAAGCGACATAGTCACCGTGCCACCTGGATTAAACGACAACGAGATTATTCGACATATCTATACCGTCCACTACAGCGGATACTTAATTGAAAACCTGCAACAGTATTCACCAGGACTTCCGCCAGGCATAGTCAATCGCTTTCGCAGTCAAGTCGCAAACGAACGAAAGTCGCTCAATAGTGCAGTAGACAAACTGAAAAAGAGCATAAAACTCGACGGACACTCCAGATACAGTAACTACACTATACCTGGAGGTATAAAGGGGACTTACCGCGAAAAACTGATAACACTTGACAATAAAGACACGAAAGATGCATGGGACAAGGCTCACGATGATCTATACGAGAAACTCACATCACAAGGACTGACTGAAGAAGATGCTGACTGGAATTTTCAATTTCAAAACCTATCTAGAGAGCTACTTTCTGGCCAATACCATAGCCCGCATTTCGACCAACCAAACATAGTCGCCCATATTCGCATGGACGATGTGGCGCTGCCTAATGGCAAGAAAGCCCTTAGGGTGCAAGAGATCCAGAGCGACTGGCATCAAGCCGGATCAAAGAGAGGGTACAAAAAGAAAGTAGACGCGGAGTTACTAAAAGAAAAGGTGACTCAAGCAGAGACTCGCCTACAAAAAGCCACTAGCGAGATGACCTACTGGGACAATCACATCCACGCAGGATCTTCCAAAGAGCATATTGCACTCGCCGAAAAAGCAGACAAAGCCTGGGAGGCCGCTAAACGAGAACTAGAATCCGCCCGCCAAGACTATGAGTTAGCACTCGAAACTGGATACACAGGAGATGTCGCGCTAGGTCCGTTCAAAAAATCCTGGACAACACTAGCACTTAAAAAGATCCTAAAAGAAGCCGCAGAAAACGGATATGAAGAAGTTCACATTGTCAAAGGATCAGACGCGGCGAGAGCTGTTGGCGGTCCAGATACTGCACTAGGGAAATTCTATGACGAGATACTGAACGCCGACTTGAAGAAGCTCACTAAGCGATGGGGAAGCTTCCAAGGTATAGGTAATAACGCAAAGCAGGGACGTATATGGGAGAAAGCTAACTTATATTCCGTAGACGAACTAGACCTCCGTCAAGATGGATACCTAAAAGCAAGCGTTCGCAAGCGTGGTGACAAGTACGAAGCATCTATAAATTCAGGAGAGTACTCCCTAAGGGCATTCAAAACGCTAAACGAAGCTAAATCCTGGGTGGAATCTGTTGTTCCAGAGAAATTCTCTGGCGACGTCCAGGTATTCAGTATCACACCCCAAATGCGCAAGGAGATTCTGGAACAAGGGCAGCCGCTCTATCAGCGAACAGGAACGAAAGGCAAGGAACTAGTCCGTGGCGCAGTTCGATTCAACGAACCTAATGCATTCGCGAAAGTATTTCTATTCGAAAACGCGAACATCTCTACAGTTGCCCACGAACTAGGACACGTTGCGCGCAGACGACTCCGCAAGGACCTACAAGACTTAGCTGAGAAAATATACCTAGTCAAAGACGGCAAGTGGACTATAGAACAAGAAGAGGCTTTTGCTCGAGACTTCGAAAAGTATCTCGCAACAGGAAAGGCTCCAACAAGCGACCTTACGGCGATATTCGCCAAGATGAAGCAGTGGATAAGTGGCATATACAAAAGAATCAAAAACTCGCCACTGAGTCGCGATTGGAGCGAAGAGAAGCAAAAGCTGTTCGATGGCATGTTCACAAAGAAGCCAGAAGCAACAACTGGCAATCCACTGCTAGATACAGCTCAAGGCACCCCGAGAAGAGGACAGCCTGGACTGTTCGATGGCGAAGATTACGCGACAAGCAGCAAGCCTCGCAATGCACTCGAAGAAGCAGCCGCTTCTACAGAAGCACCTAAAAAATCCGTGGATGGAAACGTCATCCTTGACGCAGCAAATCAGCGAACTGCAAATAGAAACCTCATTAGTCGCCACGACATCACCCAAAGAATCAAAGACTCCTTGGCGTACACAGGGAAGATGGACAGCGAAGGTATCGAAAGAGCAAAGCTTCAAATAGCGATACGATGGAGAAATCCGCCATCTATAAATGAGATATCCGAACACCTAGGCATAAACAAACAAGACAGAAAAACACTTCTCGACTCACTGGAAAACGACAGTAGATTCGAAATTAAGCCTTCCGGCTTAATCCAACCCAACAAAGAGGCAGTATCGCAAATGCTGGAAGTTGGGAATCGAATTTACAAAGACATAGCAAACCAAGCAACCCCAGGCAAGAAAATCATGCTCGACGAGTATAGCTTCGTGGAGCGAGTCGCAGCGCGACTAAACAATGCATCTGACACCCTAGAATTCAATATAGAGCCAACGTCAACACCAGATCTATTTCGTATTGTCGCCAAAGCAAAGAAGCAAACCACTGGGAGCGGAAGTAGTACCTCTCGCAATGCACTCGAAGAAGCAGCCGCTTCTACAGAAGCACCTAAAAAATCCGTGGATGGAAACGTCATCCTTGACGCAGCAAATCAGCGAACTGCAAATAGAAACCTCATTAGTCGCCACGACAT